TGAATGGTGTACGTAGACGTTCTTGAACAAACGCAGTTAGGCCAGGCATAACTGTGTATTTTGCGCCTACATCAGCACGGTAGTAGATAAAGTTTGTAGTTGATTTATCTTTCTCACCAACTGCTAGCCCTGCGTATGGAGTAACACCATACCATGTGCCAATATCCTTAACTGCACCAATCTGTACTAGACCTTCGTGTGCGCCACCGTTAACAGTTTCATCTTCCATACGACCTTCAACTTTCCAGCCGTTGCCATAGTCATGGCCTAGTGTAATACCATAAACTGTATGGTTGTTTGTTGAATTAACTTTGTCTTTAAAGTCAATTGATGGACTAGCATAGTTATATGCTCCGTCAGCAAATGCTGATACTGATACAAACAATCCTGCTAATAGTGTTGCTAATAAAGTTTTTTTCATTACTCTTTCCTCTTGGTTAATTTGTTGCATAAAAGCCACAAAATAAAATTTTGTTGCCTTTTAGCCACGTTTTTATTTAGTCTTTTTAGTGTTGCAGATATATTACATTAGTACCTGTATGTTTCTGGTTTGTAAGGACCATCAATACCAACACTGATATAATCAGCCTGCTCATCTGTTAAAGTAGTTAGTTTAGCACCAATCTTATCTAAATGCAACCTTGCTACCTTTTCATCTAGATGTTTTGGTAAAAGATATAACTGACCAATTTCATAATTGGTATAGTTAGTGTACATTTCAACTTGTGCTAATACTTGATTAGTAAAGCTGTTTGACATAACATAACTAGGATGTCCTGTAGCACAGCCCAAGTTTACTAGTCGACCTTTAGCTAAAATAATCAACTTGTGTCCACCTGGCATTGTAACGTGATCAACCTGTGGTTTGATTTCATCCCACTCACAGTCTTTAAGACTAGCAATGTCAATCTCGCTGTCAAAATGTCCAATGTTACAGATAATAGCATTGTTCTTCATACGTTCCATGTGTTCGTATGTAATAACATCAATATTACCTGTGGCTGTTACAAAGATATCTGCTTCACTGGCCGCTTCATCCATGGTAACCACACGATAGCCTTCCATAGCCGCTTGTAGGGCACAGATTGGATCAATCTCAGTTACCCAAACCTGTGCTGATAATGCACGAAGTGCGGCTGCTGATCCTTTGCCCACATCGCCAAAGCCCGCTACTACTGCGATCTTACCTGCAATCATCACATCGGTAGCACGTTTGATACCATCTACTAATGACTCACGGCAACCATATAAGTTATCAAACTTACTTTTAGTTACGCTGTCGTTAACGTTGATAGCACGTAGTTTAAAACTACCGTTGGCAATAGCTTCGTTGATCTTGTGAATACCTGTGGTTGTTTCTTCAGTAACACCATAGATACCATCCAGTAGTTCAGGATAGTTAGTGTGAATATACCAAGTTAGGTCATGGCCATCATCTAAGATCATGTTAGGTACCCAACCCTCTTTGCCACTAATAGTCTGCTCAATACACCACCAGTATTCGTCTTCTGTTTCACCTTTCCAAGCGTAGACAGGAATACCCTGTTCAGCTAAGGCTGCTGCCGCATGGTCTTGTGTGCTAAAGATGTTACAACTTGACCAACGCACTTCTGCGCCTAAGGCCACTAGTGTTTGTACTAAGACTGCTGTCTGTATAGTCATATGTAATGACCCAACAATACGTGCGCCCTTTAGTGGTTGCTGATAGTACAGCTCATCTTTGATTGCCATTAGACCTGGCATTTCTGTTTCAGCAATAGCTATTTCTTTGTGGCCCCACGCGGCCAAACTAATATCTTTTACTTTATAATCCATTATTCACCTGTCGTTGGTTGTTGTGGACGATTGCCACCTTTTTGTGCTGTTGCTGGGTCGCTGAACTTGCGATTTTTACTTGCTACAAACGTAGCCTGTGCATCAATCATTGCCCGTTTAAAAACATTACGTGCTATTGGGTCTAAAATGTTGCCAAGTTTGATCTTGTTCATTTTACCAAATTTAAATGTTGAGTTAGTCTTTGCCATAGTTGATTCTCCTTGATTAAGTTAGTAGATCTTTTGCGCCGTGCTCTTTTAGCCATTTACCTGTTTGTTTACGAAAATGGTCTTGAAACAGTTTACTTTGTGGGGTTGATTTAATTTTTTCTTTTAATTTTTCAATTTCTGATTTATAATTTTTTTCAAAATATTCATACGATCCAAAATCAGCACTACCGTTCCAAAGTTCCAATACCATTTGTTTAGTATTGTATTTTTCTTCCATAGAAGCCAGTTTTAAACACCCCAACTTAGTATTAATTTCATTAAGATATTTTACGTGACGGGTGTCATCACCTAGCATTTTTTTAAATAATTTTTGTTTATCAGTGTTGGTAGTAAACTTATACCAACTGTTTATCGATGATGTAGCAACAATTTCTAATATGTACATGTGAGCTGGAATAAATTTAGCTTCATGGGTTAATTTAGTTATATACTCTATTTTTGGTTCTTCTCCAAATGCTTTTTTATAAAAATAATAAGCTATTGATGTATGAGCACATTCTTCGTCCATCATCTCTGCTATGTATTTTTGAGATAGATCATCTGCAAATATTGGATTTTTTTGTAAAAGAGCATATATCTGAAATACCATGTATTCAGCATTTACCCATTTGGTTATCAACCATTTATAATAGTCGATACTAATTTTTTTAAATGTTACTTCTGTGACTCTTGTTTTTAATTCTGCGATTGCTGTAACATCGCCCAATTGAAAAGGATCTACGGGATCTATCTCTAGGTCTAGTTTAACTAGATTTTTAATTGAATCAAAATAAGCTGGTGTGGAAACATTCATAGTTAATTATAACAGGAAGTTATCTAAAGGTCAACTATTTAATAAGGACTTGCGGAGCCAACTCACGACTTTGTTTTGCACCAGCTCTACATAAAGAACCTTGGTTAGCTTTGCCCATATACATAGCAAATTCTTCCCCTGTTCTAACGTATTGATAGGTTCTTACACCTAGTGCTAGCATGCCGTCCCATTGGCCATGTGCTTTGTACACATCAAATACCTGAGCTTGCCATACTTTTGCAAATTCAGGTGTGCCAAATGATGCTATTATTGCAGGTATTGGTTTACCAAACCAAGCTCTACAGGCAGCAGAGATAAAGTTCTTAGATAATTCTGGAACTGGAAATGGTTTATTACCATCTAATACAGAAAAACTACCTGCGCCAGGTACAGCTTTTGCAAGTATATCTAGCATTGGTTTCTGATGTATTGGTAAATCCCAAATTCTACCAGACTTACCTGCGGCACCTTTAGCACCTTTGACTTCTACTTTGACACTACCGCCTACTACAATGTCACCTGGTTTACCATAGGTAATATTTGGGCTTAACACAGACAGTGCGCCTTCACCAGGACCTGCGTCATTTTTACCAGCAAAATTAATATATAAGTTTGCAAATAATTTTGCCGCAAATGGATCAGTTATTAAATTACCAATTGATTCAGGTTGAGGCATACTTTGTTTTGGTACTAGTGCATTTAAATTAACAAAATCTTCGCCGTTATTTAATTTAGTTAAAAATGCTTTAATTTCGTCAACATTTCCCAATTTTGGGATAACTGCATTTAAGTAGTCTTTGGCCTGCACTGCATCAGGGTCACCACGGTGTTGCAGATATTTTTCTAATCTAGTAGCAAGTGGACTACCTACAAGTAGTTTGTAGATATTAGCAAAAATAGGGTTTTGGTCATCAGTCTTAGACAGTGCTCTGATAACTTTACTTTTGACCTGTTGGTCTTCAAAGAGTTCGCGTATTTTCATGATATAGTATTTATCTATGTTCTATATCATCTTCGCCGCAATAATCTCCGTACTGTATTTCTACTATCTTACAAGGTTGAGTGAATGGATTGTATAGCCTATGCCATTGTTCTGGTTCAACATGATAGTGATCATGATGCTGTAGGGTAAACGTACGATCATCTAGTTCTACGTGGCACATACCGTAACTAACGTGCCAATGCTCAGCACGATTATAGTGTCGTTGCATGGTCAGGGTCTGTCCAGGTTCTATGGTAAGTTCTTTTACTTTGGTACCGGGTACTTCATGTAGCACACGATAGTAACCCCAAGGACGTTCTGTTTTAGGTGCTTTATAATCTTCTAAAATCCAACTGCTTGAATTCTTTTTAGTTTTACCGCCTACCCCAAATACAAAGTCTACACCAGTAACTGACATTTCAGGAATATTTTTAGCAGTACGATCACCGCCGTTGGCAAAGATGATCTTGCTGTTAGGATATGTTTGTTTGGTTTCTTCAATGATATCACAGGCAGTGTCGTCTGTATCATCAAAGGCAATAGCATAATCCACAAACTTTAAGTTACTGACCACAGACTGACGTTCTTTAAACGGCATAAATGCGCGGCCTTTTTTACGTTCAAGCCAGCTGTCACTGTTGATACCAACGATAAGAATATTGCCCAAGGCCTTGGCAGCTTTAAGATATTCTATGTGTCCTGAGTGTAGGGGATCAAATCCACCTGTGCATATTACTACACTGTTAATCATTTTTATAACTTTTCCTAGTTGGAGCCATTGGTTTAAGTACCTTTGTTTTTTTAGTCTTAGGTTTAGCTTGTTCTACGGTAGTTTCAGTAGATCTAGTAGTTTCGTTAAATACGCCAGTGACTGTTGGGGGTTCTGTAGGAGTCCACTCCATTTTTTGACTTACATAGTCAATAAAATATAATTCTTTATCTAACCATGGCATACAAATTTCTTCTTGTTTAACATACCCATTGCTGTTTATTGAACTTTCAACAGTTGGATGCAATAGTTTTTTATCTACTAGATCAAACCAACTAGTAGTTGCTGGATCCATTGGAGCAACCGTTGATTTGTACACTGCTATGTTAATCCATGGATCTTGATGGCGTTTAAGTAGGTAAGCATCGCGGCAGTCAAACCCGTCGACGGCCAGCATATAGATTAAACTAACAGGATTATAATGGTAATAACAGCCATTGTAACTTCTGCTGTAGTATCTATCATATTCTATACCTGTGTGTGTCGGCACAGTTAACAGTAACATGCCATTAACCGTCATAGCATCATTCCAGCGGCGCAATGTCTCTAGAGGATTTGTACTGTATTGCAGGCTGTCGTGTGCCCACATTAAATCAATACTAACAGGAAATACATATTCTTCAGTGAAGTCTTGTTGTATTTTATTGATGTTTGGAAGATCAGGAACCTGGGCTAGTTTACCAGGATCGCGATCGACTGCAAAACAATTAAAATTGTAAGGCTCAGGAGGGTCGTCATAGTTTTCTAAGGTAGCCCACCAGGCGATATCTTCACCTGTGCCACAGCCCATGTCAGCAACATTCTTAAGACTTTCTAAAAATGTATCATACTGACGTATGGTTTCTAGTATAGATAAACTGTGTCTATCCAATTGACGCATCCTCCATGCCTGCTGTGCGCAAGCGGGTTACGTGGCCTAACATGAAGTTTTTACTTTCTAGGCCTTTCATAATACCTAACCACTTGTTACGTAACAATGCCACTTCATTGATAATAGTTTCAAAGTCAATAACTTCATCTTCACCATCTACGTATTTTTCTGCGTCACGAGCAGTTAAAGCACGTGCATAGCCTTCAAGGTATTTCTTAAAGTGAGTGGTGCGTATCTTACGTAGCTGTATATTGAGGTAGTTAAGCACCGCTTCAATCTCTTGTAGTTGATTAAAGCGATGTTCTGTTACTCCAGGTAAGCCAGCCAGATTCTTTTCTATGTTGCCATAGACTGCGACTTCGCGCCTAGCCTGTTCTAACTCTACTTCATAATGTTGTATAAAGTCAGGTATTGCGCCCAAACTGGCTACTACTTTACTGTACCACATTTTTATCTTTATAAGTGCAAAACTGTATTGCTTGTTTTGACTTAAATCCTTTACTAAAAAAATTATCAGTATCGTGTAGTTGCAAACAAGGCCAACAAATCACACTACCAAATTTCCAATTATGTATCTTATATACTGCTAATTGATCTTGTATATTTCTATACTCTGTCCCATACTCTGTAACAAATTTATCATATATTATAGTGTTGGCATTTTCAACTAACTTATCGTCATTGTCGACACTGACCGGAATTAGCATTGTCATATATGGTGCTTGCGGATCTTCATACTCATTCTTAAAGTCAGGGTCTGAATGTATTCCGTATGAAGTTCCTATTTCTAAAAAACTGCAAGACCCTAAAATTAAGTCTTCATCACCAACTAATTTTTTAAACTTTAAAAATAATAAATCGTGTAATACATCAAATTGATCACTGCCTTTTATTATTTTTTGAGCATAATTTCTTGGTTGTGTGTGTATTTTGCGTACTGTTTTAAGAATAGACAATGCCTGGTCTATTTCTGATTTAGAAAAGACGTCTAAAAACTGGTTAGTTTCTACTAACTTAGTAGTCATCGTCCTCATCTTCATCGTAGTCTGGTTCATCGTCCTCATCTTCACCTAGATATTCTTGTAGGCTGCGTTTGAGATAGCTGTCAGTCGCACCAAATGCTTTTAAATCGCGCTCTACGATGTTGTGATCTGCGACAACAGCCAATACGTGATCAGCTGCTGCTTGTCGATCTTTGGGAGCGATATATTCTTTGGTAGTTAACCAAATCTCACTTAATACATCTAGTTCTACACTCATAATAAATCCTTATAGATCTGCCACTAGAACCATTTTGGATTTTGGATATTCAGCTAATGGTTCTGGCAATATATAAAATTCATAGTTAGATGGATATACAATAACAGCATTGTCTGGAAACTTTTCAGTCATTTGTTCGTGAATATCATTCATATATTCACCGGCTGCTTCTTTAGTCATCTCACTAGTGTCAACTTTGATTAGAACCTTGTCACCTTTATTAAGTGTAGGAAAAATCGTTGGGGTTACTTCTGTAATATTCATTCTTCGTCTCCTTGTAATACTGGTTCGTTGACTGATGCAATCTCAAGATCACTATCATCAACGTCAGTAGTTTCAGTACTTAGCAATAGATTAGCATTACCTGAAATTTCTGCCATAACTCGGTCCAGGCATCCATCTTCGTTCTTTTCCCATGCTTTACGGAATTTCTTAATGATAGAACCATCAGCAAACTTATAAACCAGACTATTACCTTCTTTAGTTAATAGACCCTTGCCTTCTAACATATCTACCATACCACTGTAAGGACTCATACCAGTTTCATACGGAATCTCTACTTGTACACTTTCAAAAGGTTTAGCATAACGTGTTTTCATAATCTTACAAGCAGCACGAATACCGTGTACTTCGCTGGTCTTATTACCATCAGCGTCTGTTTTAAGTTTAAGTTTACGCATAGCTACAACAATACTTGAAGCATAGATAAAGCCTTGACCACCTGAAATCTTATCATCTGGGTCAAACATATCCTGACTTGCGTATGTGTGATTAGTTGCTACTAGGCCTAGGTTTAATGTACCAAACATGTTTACACAGTTGCGAACAAGTGCTGTAAGTGCTTTAGGTTTACGACCCATATCACCTTTCATTTCACCTGCTTCAAACTGATTAACGTCTGTTGGAGTTAACATCATACCTAGCGAATCAAGTACAAACAGGACCTTAGGACGATCTGCTTCGTCAAGTGTGCGATACTCTTTAACAAAGTCGCTAATAACCTTGGCTACATCGTCAATCATAGCCATGTTCAGTTTTAGCAATTTTTCCTCTGAAGTGTCTACTCCTAACGCATGTAACCAAGCCTCATCAAGTGCGTTTTCTGTATCAATTAAGATTACATAAATGCCTTGCTCTTGTGCGTGACGGATAATGTTACCTGAACAGATAAATGATTTACCTGCGCCAGATTCACCAGCAAACACAGTTACCTTACCTAAGGGAATACCTTTGTTAAAGTCACCGCTTAATAGATAATTTAATGTGTAGTTGCCTGTTGAGATCCAATCCGTTGGATCATTAAAGCCAATGCCCATACCTGGGATAGCTTTGGTAATACTCTTTCTGAATTTACTAATGTCGTATGGTTTTGCCATGTTGAGTTATCCTTTAATTGAAATAGGGGGCATCGCTGCCCCCATGCGCTATCTTAGTTTGTCTTTTGACGATTGCGAATCATTGCAAGGATGTCTTCAGCACGTTGAGCGCCACCTGCTGGAGGTGTTGCTACTGGTGCTGTAGGAGCCGCTGGTGCAGCTTCTGCAACTGGTGCTGGAGTTGATACTGGTGTATCTAATGCGCCGTCATCTTCATGAACTGCAGGTTCAGCTGGTGCTGAAGTAACTGCTGGAGCACTGTTAGCAGTGTCAATTTGAACACCTCTTGGTTTGTAGTAGTTACCCCAACGATCTGCGTCATATGCTTGACCATCTACTGATGCTTCAAACATTTCTTTCATAACTTTAAGTTCTACATCACTTGGTTTCTTAGGTAAGAAATCTTTCAAGTTGTATAAGCCATGAGTTTCAATAGCTGCCGCTTCATCTGCTGTTAATGCAGATTCTTTGCGTGACCATTTTGAAGTTGAGTAGTCAGCATAACCACCTTTTGATGTTTTAGTTACTGTAAAGTCTAAACCACCTTGGTAGTCTGTTGGTAGGTTTTCTAGTTCTGGATCTAACAATGCAGCTTTCACTAGATTGAAAATCTGTGGGCTGATGATAAACCTACGAATTGGGTTTTCTGGTGTTTTGTCATCGCTTAGAGGATTCTCACGCACAAAACCTTGGAACAAGTAACTGCGTTTTTTCCAGTACTTACGACCCATTTCTTCTAGACTTTGGTCTTTGAACCAAGTACGTACTTCTGCTAAGATTGGACATGCTTCGCCCCACATCTCAACGCATGGTACTTGAACAGTAACTGGTTTACTATCTGGTTGGCCTTTAACGCCAGCAAATGGTAAATTGATCATTGCTCGTTCTACCCAGAAGAATGTGTTTTTTGTGTCTGCGTCTGGAAGGAAACGGATACGAGCATTTTGCCCTTCTGCAATGTTCCAGTGTGCGTAGATGGCGTTGTCGCCGCCTTGTTGTGAGTTGTTACCTGAACTGCGTGACTCTTGCGCTTGTAGTTTTGCGCGAATTTCTGCTAATGATGTTGCCATAATGTTTTTCCTTTAATTTAAGTTGGTCTTTAATATGCCTAAACGTATAGTGCATTTATACATAATACGCTAATATTATTTATCTCACAAGACTAATTATAAGATATTTTAACCAAAACAAAAGGCACCCTTGAGTGCCTTTTTAATTGATATATTATTGTTGTTTTACTTGAGACCTGCTATTCTAAGCATTTGATCAATATCTTCTTTGAATTGTTTGTTATAATGTAATAGATCATCTTCTGAATCACCTTTGCGCATTGCTTTTGCTTGACTTGGCATAATCTTAAGTTTGTCTAATAGGCCCAATGGTTTTGCGCCCATACGTTTCATTTTTACATCTTTGTTTACATGATCATCACCAGCAACACTTTCATTTTTTCTACTGCGTAAGTGTGCAATAAAGTCTGCTAGTTTAGCATCTGGATGTTTTGATTTATACTCTTGATAGTTTTTAACAAAGTCTGGGTGTTTAGGATCGTCTAATTCATATGCATCACGTGTGTCATATCCTTCGCCTAATGCACGATCAAATGCTTCTTCTAATTCATGATGACCGAGACCAGCATCACGTTCTAGTTGTGCTACCCAACCACTAACATCGCTTGAGCCAATTTCATGTACAGGGCCAGCAAATTCAGCAATGTCTACTGCGGCATTTACAATACCTTCTGGGCCTAGTTTTCTTAATAATTCCAACATTCTTTCATCGCCTTGGCTACAACCAGTAAGAATTCTGCGAATAATAGCTGTTGCAATAGCATCTATGCTATTATCATCTTCGTCTTCATCTTCGCAAATACATTTATCTGCTGTGCGATCGCATGCATCACAGTAATCATGTTCTTCATATACTGTGCCGTCCATGCCGCCGTCACCAGATCCGTATGTTTTACTAAACTGTCCTGGTTCAGCACACTCATCTGCTGCATCTGATGCTACGCTTTCAGCTAGGTTTGGAAATTGTTTCATAATAGACTCAGCATCTAATTTGCCTGCGCTTGCTGGGTAGATAGTTTTAAACAATGGTTTTGTAAATTTATCTTTAGCACGAGCACCTGCAATGATTTCTTCTGCACGTTCTTTGCTAACTGGTTTACTGCGTAATACTTTTGCTTGACCACTACGATCATAATCAACAATACAAGCTACATATAATTCTTCGTCTGATTCATCTAGATCACCACCTTCACTGCCGGTTTCGCTAGGTTCTGGTGTATCTTGGTCGCCAATTTCATCCACAACTTCTTGGAATACTGCTGGAACATTATCTTGTAACCAATCCATAATAGTATCACGTGCGTCTGCTGTTGGGTCCGCGTTGGCTAATTCTACTAGTTTGGCTTTTAGTTCATCATTTTGAATGATATCACCAATAGCATTGATAGCATTAACAGCATCAACTCCTACTGGAATTTCATCGCTAAGTGCCTCAATTAGATCGTCAGCGTTAATAGGCTCTATACCCCATTGTTTAACGCCCTCTTCATCTTCATCCCAGCCTTCAGCTACAGTGTTAGCCCAGCTTTCAAATTGTTGTGCAAATTTATTTTCTTTTTTCATTTTATAAGCCTTATGCACCAATGGTAGTGCGTCTGTCATTTTATCATTAAATACACGCTTGATGAAGCGTTCTTTCATTTCATCCAAATTGGCTTCATCTTCTGGCAAGTAGCTAGAGTTTGATGATTCAAATTGTTCTTTGCAATGAGTGTAGCCTTTCTTACCACTCATGCGTTTAAGAGTGTTATTAAGTAGTCCGTGGTATTCAAATGCTGATTCAACCATGGCTTGAGTTTCTTGATCTTCAAATGTACGGCGGCGCACACTGTTCATAAACGGTTTAAGTTTACTGCATTCTACAGCCATTTCACAGATGTGACTACCTAGGTCATCGTGTGGTGTGCCACCTGCTGACACATGGCGTGCCATAGCACGTGCACCTGTTAGGCTCTTGAATGGCATCTTAAAACGTTCGCCTTCTGCGTTTTCAACATAGATGCTGTTGATATGACGACTACGAGCTCCTGTCATTTCATCAACTACTGGTGCATTGTGGCGTACAATAATACGAGCAGGACCAAACTTTTGATAGCTTGACTTGCTAGTACCATATAGCTTGCTTTCACCAATAACTTCATCTTTGTTGTAGGTGCTGTCTGCTTTACTTTGTTGAGCAATGTCGCGATGTTTTAGTGTCGAACGTGTGATATCTCTAGGTTCAAAACTTAACAGATTGCGTTTGGCAAATTCACGCAGTTCACGTAGGAATTGATACCAATGTTTCTTTTCGTGTTCTGTTAGGCCATCTGTGATATTCTTACTAAAGTAAACTTTTAATGATGTTTCATCAATTAAACTCATGGTAATATTACCATGGTTTTCGCCATCTACTAGGTAATCAAAATTGAAAAAACGTGCTTTTTCAGGGTCATTTGTAGCTTTAGCGTTTTCGTCGCCTAAGCTAACATCTTCGTACCTGTCACGAATTTTTTCAAATAGACTTTCTGCAATTTTATTAACTTCTCTCATGTAAGTATTTATCTTTAAGTGATAAAGAATGGCATTGGCTCTACAATGTCTTCTAGACTGTCTTTCATTTTAAGATCTAATTGACTGTCAAAGCTCTGTAGCATTTGTGCCATGCGTACTATGAGTATTAGACTCATAACTAGGTCATCTGTTTCACCTGGTTTAGCCGCATAGCTAGCACCTGATGCTACAAAAGTTTTTAATTCGCTGATCAGCGGGCGGCTAACAACTGTCATGCGACGGCTTTCTATTAGATTTTTAAGTTTAGCACAGGCTGATATTTTAGTTTTATTTGTGGTATTAAAGCCCTTGCGATATCTACGGCCACTGCCGCCCATATGACGAGGTTCACTGAGGAATATGCCGCGGATATTTTCTTCGCCAATTTCACTGATACTTAACAAGGCTGCTTCACCTACAGTGTTGTTTTCAACGCTATAGTAAACACTGGTCTGTGCTACTGTTTCTGCTAGGTATTTGGTAATTTCTGTTAGGATACCAACTTGTTGTTGTATAGGAGTGCGGTTATGCTGCCATTCTGCTACTTGTTTAAATGTAGGTAACTCAAACACCTGTATACCTGCAGGGTCACCACCTGTGCCTAGGCTAGGATCTAAGGCCACTACATAGGTATATTGTGGTTCAGGCCTTTTGTACCAGCGTACTTGTCCCTGACGTTCTATAGGATCCAGGCCAGCCATTTCAACTAAAAATCCTGGATTGATTAAGGTCTCGTCCCAGATAATAAACTCACAATCCATTTCACGACGGAAACGTTCATCACCTAGTTGTGCTCGCTGTTGTGAGGCCCACGTTTCGTCACGGTCTGGATGTTCGTTCCAATAGCTACGGAATGCTTTAAATCCGTTAACACCAATTTCAGTTGGGTTGCCAAATTCATCAAAGCACTTGTTAGCACCTTTCCATAGGGTAGCAAATTGGTCTTCATCGCTGTTAGGCGTTGAAGTAATAATACACTTACCACCAGTTGCTAGTGTGGGACTAATTGAAGTCCAGAATTCTCGTCCTATGGTAGGGCGAACGAATGCGAACTCATCTGCATATAATAATGATATTGACAGACCACGACCTGTGTTTTCTGTAGTTGTAGCTGAGATAATACGACTACCATTATCAAAATCAATACTACCTTTGTTGTAGCTCACAGCACCTGCACGTATAAAGTCTGGTACGCTTTCATAAGCATAGCGTATACGTTGCATGATTTCTTGTGAGCCTGTGTATTTGTGTGCGGCAATTAGGATAGTACTATCTGGCACGAACATAGCGTACCATAACAAGTAACCTGCAGCACTTGTTGACTTACCTGTTTGACGAGGCATTAGCGAAATGCTAAAGCGATAATTATGATATGTATTGATCAGGCGTTTCTGATAGTCAAATGGTTCGTATAACATACGCCCTTTAACAGGGTGTTGTATATAGAAGTAGTTGCTCATAAAGTATTCAGGACCCGTAATAGGGTCTGCACACTTTGCGAACTCGCGGATCTGCTCTTCAGTGAATGCTTCTTTCTGATGAGCTTTTTTAACTATTACTAGATCAGGTTTTGCCATACTGTTATTTAACCATCTGTTTTTTATTTTCGTAGTATCTGAGCAATGATTGACGTTGTTTTTCAACCTGTTCTTTAGATTTTGGTTTTCCTTTATGTGCTAAAGAAATTGCTTTTTTATGTTCATCTGAACGAGGAGGAATTATTTGATTAGCTCTTGCAAGTTTAATTTTAATTTTAGTTTCTTCAGATAATGGATTTCTTTTTCTGCCAGACAATCGTATAGATATTTGTTGTTTTTGTTCTTCTGTGCGTTTCTTCCCAACATTTTTGCCCTTCATTGATTCTGATAGCTTTCTTTTAGATTCTTCACTCATTGGTTTTCTTTTTTTGCCAACGTGTGTCAGAGATAATTTCTTTTTAGTTTCTTCTGAATGTTTTCTGCCAGGTTTACCTTTTAAAGTTTCTGATTTTAGATTAGCATATTTAATACGCAATGATTCGTATATTTTAGATGTTATTTTATATCTTTGTTGAGAATTATTTTCTAATGTTGCCATAGCCCAAGCGGCATGTACCATTTTATTTTTCGCATCACCTTCATACATTTTAGTAAGTAGAAGATGGCAAACAAAATGTTCTCTGGCTGTGAGTTTTACAAGATTTTCTTTAAGATTGCTACCACCTAGCGATTTAGGGATAATATGATGTGTTTCGTAATAACCATCTATTAGACGATTTTTAGCATTATTGATGATACTGGTATAATAAGAAGTATATTTGTTTTCTAACATATAGTTATTTATCTGTTAGAAACGGTTTAATGAAGTTTAGTTTAGAATGGTTTTTCGTTCGTCATCAGCGGCAGCGCGAACCACAATCTAAACCATTCTGGCGTACCAGGTTGTACATTGTGTTCATTTTGGTAGTTGATTTTTTCCATGGCAGTGATACTAGGGTTGCTACCACCTGTGCGTGTTGGGGTTTCTGGACCTTTGTATTCCACTAGCTTGCCTTGATTGTTGCCGCTCAAGCCTGCCATGTATTTGAGTTGTTCTAATTCATCCATTATTTTTTCTTCCTTTTAGCACCTGAATTATGTGGCACTGGGCTGGCTCTATGTACATCATCTGCTTCTCTGCTTCTAGTGTCACTCATCTTATTAACTGGTCCTGCATCTGTCATTTCTGCGGCATCTTTGATCATATCATATTCTTCATCAGTGTAGGTAAGCAACAGTGGGTCACCAGCGAATGGACCTGCAACTGGCATTTTGCCACCTTTCTTACCATCAGCGACTCCTAACGCTAACCCAAAACGATACTGTTGGTATGGATTGCCATTGCTTTTATTACTGCTGATACCAGGCATGCTAATAGCACCTTTGATGCTGGATACCTGATCCTTTTGTAATCCTTTAGGATTAGCAGCTACGTCTTCTGCGATAATCTCATTAATCTTCATTTGTTGCGCCTTTATACTGTGGGTACAGTTTTTCTAAACTACGTATTTCTTGTTTTAAATATTTTAAATTATCTGGATCTTTTTCATTACTTGCACGACGATATAACTCATCACGTTTGTTTTTGAAATCATCTTTATCTAAAATATCAGCACTTTCACGAAAGCCTGCGTGAGTAAGGGGGCTATCGCTGTCTACTGGAGCACGAGCACCATAGCCCTCTTCTATTACTCGAATATAATCAAGTAAAGTTTTCACGTTACTTAGTGATCTCGTTTAACATTGCTTCGTACTGTTTCCAAAGAGCAGCTTCTCCAATCTCGCCATGTTTCTTTTTAGCTTGTAGTGGATTATCACCAATTGGTGGAGCAAACTCAATTTCTGTTTTCTTCTTGTCTAAACCAGTACCAGTCATAGTAGTAATATCAGCTGCCGCATAGTCTTCACGTGGAGTGTTTACATTTTCAACATCACGTTTCATTCTATTAATAACATTATGATTGCTGTGTTGTTCATCTAACTCTTCTTCTGGAGCCACACCCATTGGTTGCTGTTGACCTACATTTTGGTTTGCTTCTGGTTCTACTAGTTGTTGCTCTTCGTCATTGGCTTTTAAACCTGATAACATTTGAAGAATACGCACAGCATCTACGCCATCAGCTTGAATACTTAATTGTGATACTTGTTCGTCAAGTTTTTCTTGTGCTTCTTTAACTGTATAGCGTTTGCCACCAACTTCAAAGTCTTTAGCCCCAGTTGCTTTAGCTTTGGCCAATGCGCCTGAGAATTCGTTACCTTCTTCCATTTCGTCTTCTTCCAAGTCGTCTGCAGGTGCATTTAATCTGCTAGTATTAGCCATTGGAGTTGATGGGCGGCTTCCTGGTGCTTTTAACGCACTTGGATCAAATGTAGATTTTTTACCGCTTGGTACTGCTCTTGGAGGTGCAGTTAACTCATCTAACTCTTCTTCATGACTGCATGAACAAGGACTTTCATTACATTGTACGCAATGTGTGCCGCTTAACTCATGACTTAAAGGAGTTTCTGTGTTTACAGAAGCAAGTTCTTCGTTGCATTTGCAAGGAGCACTTGAGCATTTTGGACAAGCAATAGGTACACCAGCTAGTTTAGCAATTTCGTCAAGCTCTTGTTGAACATTGCGTACATCGTCCATAACTTCTTGCTCATCTAATTCTTTCTTATAGTGATTCCAAGCGTCTTTATCTGTGTAAATTGGGTGATGACGAATAGCTTCTTTACCTTCTGTTACTTTAGTTGGCAGGCCTTTATGCTTAGTAGCGGCAAAATCATGTGCCGCTTTTTTAGTCATACCCTTAGCTACTTTAGCTATCTCTTTACTCGGCGCTTTCATTTTTCCCTTTTGTACGGCATGTACCATACCCATAAATTTTTGTTGTTGTTTGCTTACTGCTTTTTCTTTAACAATAGTTTCATCTAAGTCGTCGTATTCTGGATCACCTAGATCAACAATGCGATGACGGCTTTTGCGATCCATGATGTCTTTTGTGTTGCCGCTGTGATTTGGATATTCTTCTTCGCCGCCGTATTTCTTACCTTTGTGGATAATGCCTGTGGCTGTTTTAGTTACTTCACCACCCGTAGATGTTTTAAATGTTTTTGACTCATCTAGGTCTTTGTCACTGTCATCACCTGCATAGGCTTTTTCGTGTTTAACACCGCTGTCAGTTTTAGTAACTTTGTTACCTTTAGATGTTTTGTAGTAATCACCTTTTTTAGCGTGTTTGTCAAACTCTTCTTTGTTCTTTAGTTCTCTGCCTTCTTTAACTTCTTTATCTTTAACAGCTTTCTTAAATGGCTCTTTCTTGTTGCCATCACCGTCAACGTCTAAGAAGTCTGGTTTAGCGGCTTCGCCTAGTTTCTTACCTGCGGCAGCTGCTTTTTGGAATTTCTTTTTACCGTATTTTTTGCGACCAATGCTGGCGGCTACAGCGGCTGGATTCTCAGCACCACCTTTCTTAGCGGCTTTTTCAACTGCTTTGAAGCCCATGTATTTTTCTTCTAAGCTCTTAACAGCTTCAGTAATACTGCCTCTTGGCTGTACTTCTTCGTATACTGGCTCTTTAGTTGCTTTTTTAGGGTCAAGTGCTTTCATCTCAGGATTTAGGTTATTGAATTTACCTAAAATACCATACATTTTCATGTCGCTCATCTTATTAGTTCCTTATTAACCTAACTTTTTATTTGGGTTAGGTATTGCATTTTGTTTACTGCCCACTGGATCAACTTTACCTTGTGGAATACTGTTTGTTGTTTTGCCATATGAACTTACTGGTTGACCACCAATAGTGTTATCATCACCAGACACTGTCCAACGATCTTTAGTTGGAGCTAGCTCTTTAGCAATAAATTGTGCACCACCGTAGGCTTGGCTAGCTGCTTTTTGTGCTGCGTCAGCTTCTGGAAGAGGTTGAGTGATAACATTTTCACCTTGTACATATTCACGTAGTTCACTATTCACACCACTGCGCCATATTTCTTCTGGATGATTAGTTGGTACTACAAAAATAGCTGATGCTAGCATATTGCAACGTTCAGAAATCAATTGGCGTAATTGTGCATCGATACATGGATATGCTAGGCTTACATCAAATTGATAAATTTCTGTTGGGCCAAAGCTAGGAAATTCAGCAACGTTTTCCTGTATTGGTAAACGTTTAACAGCAGAAATCTCGTGTAGTTGCCAAGTTTCAAGTGCTGACTTAATACGGTCCATGCATTCTGCTGGATCAATGTTAGCTAACTTAACACGAAAATCGTATGTCTTTTGTACTTCTGATAAGTGTTGTATAAAATTTTTCATTCTTTAAGATCCTCTTAGTGTTATTTATCTGACTTTGGCAGAATTAATCCTTTGATTTCGCGCCTAAAATCTGTTTTAATAACTCATTTCTGTCTAATATCACTGCTTGCCCATCTTCTGCATCAACTATCTTATCGCCATCTGATTTGTTACTATCTTTGGCAATTTGTGCATCTAAACGAGCTTTTTTCAGCTGTAAGTCTACCATACGTAGCTTCTTATCTAATTTGGCTTGCTTGGCTGTAATAGCATGTCCTAGTAGGGTGCCTGCTGTGGCTAGGATGTGTCCGCTGAATCGTGCTTCAACGTTCATGCCTAGATCAATTAGGTCCTGGAATTTTTCTTTAGCAAGGTCGCTGAGATCATCTAGTTCTTTATCACTAGTATCTAAATCTGCTACAAAAGGAAGTGCGGCATCAATTTTATCAATTGCTCCATCAACTTCTTCAATTAAAGCACGGTTTTCTTCTATGGTTGTTTCTGCCTGCTCAGGTGTTGTTTCTTCAGCAGGTGGCAAATTGAATAGTTCTGATAGTTTTTGTGTCATAGTAACACTATTTACCGCTTGTGGTTCTTGAAGATATCAAATTCTGTAACTACACGGAAACGCATGTTATTAGCGCGAGCCCAACTGTCTGCGGCTGCCCATTTGGCCATGTTCATTGCTACCATTAGTTTATCACGATAGCTACGGGCCGATTCCATAGTTGTTTCTGTTGAGGGTTTAATTTCTACTATTTCAGTATGTTTCTTTTGGTTGGCATCTACATAGACCACTAGAAAATCTGGTACATAGATTGTTTGACGACCTTTTACTGGATTAAAGTAAGGAATACTAATAGCTTCACTAGCCCAATTCAGCACTGCTGGATTGTTATCACAAAAGCTCATAAAAGTAAATTCCCAACTACTACGATAGGTAGGCACACGCTTACCTATGTATTTCTCAGGGTTCTTTACTGTGTACTTTCCTTGTGCATATTTGGCCATAGTTACGCCAATATTGTACGAGAAATGTATTTACTAGTCTGCGGACTATTACTAAGTCCTAATAGGCTAGTACCTACACGATTAAAATTAAGGAACATGGTTAAGAAAGCATCTACTTCGCTGATGCTGTTGTAGGCTGTGCTAGGACCAGGTTTAGCATACTGCACATTACCTGTGGTCCATGTAGTACCGTTATTGGTAGTTACATCAGTGTCCTGTTGATTTGGATCAATATAACTGGTATATTCTGGACTGGTTAATTTGTTCTTGTCACTGATGACTTTTAATTGTTCTATAATACCCATTGGATCTAAATTCTGCTGTAGGGCTGTATAGATAACTGCAGCCGCTAGGTTCTTGCCTGTAGCTGCGTCGCCAGTTAATCCTTGAAAGTAAGCAACTACCGCATCATTGGCATAGGGACTGATGCTAGGAGTCTGCGTATAGTAATTATTAAAATAATTAGTAGTCGCATTTGCGGGTGTTTGATTAGGTAAATTTCCGTTGATCGCCATGTTAAGTTCCTGCTACGCCTTGATTACTGCTAGATGTTTGATTGTTTTGTCCATTGATATTAAGCGCATTTGTAATACTACCCAACCCAGGCTGAGCTGTTAGTGATCCAGATAGGCCCTGTGTTACTGTTGCGCTAGTCGGAGCATACACTGTACTCAACGGATTTTGTCCTGCTAGTATTGCTTGACCTATTCCTAATATATTTAAATTAGGAGTTTGCAGTAGTTGTGCATTAGATCCTGTGGCAATGTTGAAAACATTAAATGAATTCTGTACAGCAGATCCTAGGTCACCATTTTCTACATCATTAAAAATACTTTCTGCTCCGCCAATTAATGCGCCAAGATTTCTCAATGGACTTGGTGTATTGTCATAGTGAACTTGATCAAAGCCTAGAACTGTACCGTTACTAACTGGGCCGCTGTCGTACAACACAGCTTCGTAATTAACTGTCATTTGATGATCTAATGGTTGGTATTCACCAGCAGTGTGTTGCCCGTGTTGGAAACTGCTGATCACAGGACGAACCAATGTGTAACTACTAAAACGTTTTTGATGTAGACTATAAATTCTAATACTGCTAAGATAAGGTAAGTTTGCTGCATTGGCAGTTTTAGGAGTGTACCCCCAATTCTGTTGTTGGCGTTGTTTGTATTTGCTGTTATCTTTATAATTATCTACTGTGGCGTAGTCGCTGTCTCTATAGTAGTAGGTAAAGTAATCTCGCCAAAAGCCACGTACTATATCAGCACTGTCATCATGGAAAGTAATGTTCACTGGCTCATAGTTGACTTTTTCTTGCTGTACTGTCTTACGATTGTAAGCATTGTAAGTTTTAGTTGTTACTGTGAACTTTGGCAAGTTTATACTTTTGGCCATAAGTCCTGTTTCAATTTGTCCTAGTTGTTGTAGACTTGACAGGTCTGTATTAACATCAATAAACACATGAAATAAGTTATTAAGTTTGGGACTGAGTCTATATAAACCATCAACAAAAGTTCGTGCGGCGTGTTGATAGTCGCGGATGTTTTCTTGTGGTGCAATGGCTTGGAGTAATTGTCCAAATATATTGTTTTGACTCATACTATTATTTATCGTCAAAAAAAAGCCCAGAATTAACTGGGCTTTAATATATTTCGTCTAGATTAGCCAGTAATAACTGAACCTAGTGTTCTTGTTACTGTTGATCCAATACCACCACCAATTGGTGTTTGTAGTGCATTATCGTAACGTATAGTTAAATCAATGGTCATTGGTTCATTAGATCCATAGTTGTTATCACCATAGTCTGCTGTCATTAAGTAGCAACCATCTAATTCCCATGTTTCAAGAACGTTTGGAGTGCTTGTGCCATTACCACCATCAAGGATTTCAAGTAGTGTAGTAAATTTGTAGTCAATACCAGAACTTGCACTTGCTTGTTCAAAGAAGTCAAATTGTTTCTGCATTTGTTCACCAACACGTTTAGTAACTTCGCCACTAGCGTCATCACGTATTTGTGTTGTAACTTCTGCCCAGGTTGGTTTACCAGCTAGATAAACTTTACTGTTGTAGATAGGAATTTCAATATTTTCAAAGCTAACGCTTGGACGTTTAAAACTAATAACTTGTTTTGTAAGTTCAGTAGTAGGTTGTGTAACACCAAAGTTTAAGAAAGTAACGCGAAAGCGGAACTTTAATTTTGGCATTAACAAGCCTTGTGAACTAGCACTTTGACTTGTTGATAACGGTACTGTAAAATTACTTAATGATGATGTTGCCATCTTATTTTCCCTTTAATACTTTATAGTATTTACCTATTTTACTGCTACGCAATAGGAGCGTTGCCACTCCCATTATCTGCGTATATTATTAATTAATTGTTAAAGCTGAGCCAGTATTTTGTAAACGTACTGGAATGTAGATAAACTCAATTGCTTTAACTGGTTGTATTGCAATATCAACCCATAGTTCATAGTTATCAATACGTGTTGGTGTATTGTTAGTTGTATCGCACACTACCAAGTAGTCATAGATACCACGTTTAGCTACTAAGTCATGGAATACAGCGTTAAATGCTGACTGTACTTGACTACGTGTAATTGCATCATTTGGTTCAAAGATGAACGGAGATGCAACTTTAGCTAAAACTGTACGTAAGTAAACTACTAAGCGAGCTACATTTACACGATCCATTGCACTAGCTGCCGGAGCACGTGTTTTTTGGCCGTATGCTACTAATCCAACGCCTGGTAACACTGTGATTGGGTTAACTTCGTTTTCGTACAATACATCACGTAGGCCTGATGTAACACCAATGCTACGGAATACATTATTATCTGTGCGATCAACATAACCAATTGAGCTAACGTTGTCAACTAAACCACGACGTACACCAGCTGGTGCAAACCATGGATAAGCAACTGCATCACTACGGATATATGTACGCAACATCATATGGCTTGGCGGAACAACTACGCTAGAACCATCTAAGTTAGTAGCTAGACCACTTGGATAGTAAACAGCAAGGTAGTCGTCGTGGCTAACTAAACCAGTTTCACCGTTATCAGCTGCATCTGCCGCGTTGTCTGCCCAGTTAGTCAATGTTGTTGAATCGCTAGGTAAGTCAATTGGACTGTCGCCAATAATAAACGCTGTGTCTGTACGATCATTGTTTAAGGTAATCATGTCTTGGATTAGTTCTGGATATCCAGGAGCACAAATTAAGTTAAACTGTGTTTGTTCTTCACGTAGTGCAGTACTTGAAGCAATAGCTTCTTTCATTGCACGTACAACAACTGAACGTTGTGCTTTGCTACCAAAGTACGGAACGCCTGTTGTAGGATCATCACCGCTGTGTGTAATCCAAGCAGCCGCAACTGTACCTGTTACAGTAGCTAATTGTGTTGAGCTAAATGCTTGACTTTGGAACTGTTTAACATTGTAACCACTGCGACGTGTGTTAAACAATAGTGTACCACGTGCATATTCTTGTGCTAATGGTGCATCTGGATCTAAGTAGTCGCTAGTTAATAAACTAACTGTTGATGGTAACGTGTCTGTAATTGGATTTACATTACCTGTAGCTGACCAACGTGCATCTGCAAATACAATACCACTTGCATCAACATTGTCTGCATTGTCAATTAATGCCCAGCTACTACCAGTGTAGCGATATAGTACTGGATAACTGCTTAATTCAGTGATGCTAGTATTCAACCATAGTTCGCCTGGTTGTAATTGTCCACCACCAACTTGTGTAGTAGGTGCTGTCGCTGAGAAAATAACACCAGTTGCATCTGTCAATGATAAGTTGTAACCTCGTGCATCATTAGTGATGTTATGGTAACCTCTCCATTTTTGTCCATCATTGATCATAATATCAACATCTAATGGATTGCTGTAATACCATAATGTACCATCTGTTGGATTAGTATATGGAGCAGTCAATGAATATGTGTATGTCAATGGTGTAAATGGACTTGCCAAATATACACTGTTTGAAACGATTGTTTGTACTTTAGGATCACTTAATAAGCCTGCTGTAGCTAAAGGTGTACCAACTAATTCTGTAAATTGGATAGTACCGCCTGCTGTGTGCGTGATGTAAATAGCACCGCTTGAGTTAAAGCCAGCTGTGATATTAGGTAAACCTGTGCCTAAAATGCCGCCAACCAATGATGCAGCTGTGTTAGCTGACAATGTAACTGTAGCTGTTGCTAATGACTGTGTACCTGGTTGGCTAACTGCCATTGTAAAGCTGTCATTTTGGTGATATGAACCACCTGCACCTGCAACTGTGCCTGTGATTGTCAATACACCTGCTACGTTCTTGATATAAGGTTTGAATGTAGCTGTTGTTGTGCTTAGTGTGTCATATTTGACATAAACTTGTCCCACTGGGATGCCAGCACCACCACCTGTTGAGTCTAAGGCATAGATAGCATCGCTGTCTGTGTCATACAGTGGAGCTGTTAGTAGTTGCCATGAGCTTAATGTAGCACTGTATTCTTTAACTGCCCAGTTAGCACCATTACCTGTAGCTGTGGTTTTAAACCATACTGAACCATCTGGGCGTGGTGTTGTGTCTGTTGTTCTCCATGCTGGAGGACTTGTATATCCTGCAAATGTAACTGTTGGACCATAGTATGTATATGTGTTAGCACTTACTTGTGCTTGGCTTTGGAATAGGCCTAGTGGATCAGCAGCATCTGTACCGCCAATGGTTGTACCTGAACCAATTTTTAATTTGCCATCAGTTACGTGGATATTACCGCTACTTGCAGCTGTGCTGTCTGTGTAGATTAATAATTGACCTACTGAGCTTGCTGATGCTGTAACACCTTGGATAGCTGCCGCATTAATGTTAGTAGCCACTGAACTTACAGTTGTACCTGTCAATGTAACGTTAACACCGTTAACTACCATTTTCCAACCAACACTTAATGTTGGGTTAGCATTAGCACCAACGATTGTAGGAACTACATCTTTCCAACTGTCGCTACCAACTAAACTCCAGTTATTGTTATAACCTTTGTAGTAGATAGGGTTGCTTGAACTTGTAGCAACTACAGCGTAATCACCAATAGCACCATATGAACTTAGCGGAACGCCACTGTTTAAGTAACTTGTTGATGTAATAATATCAACTGGCATCAATGTAAAGCCTGTATCAGCGGCCCATTCGTAAATACCCCAGTTAGTGTTAGTTAAGTCTAACCAAAATGTTTGGTCTGCTGGTGTACCTGTTGGACGAACGCTAGTACCAGTTAGTTGACCTAGGTCAACATTGGCACGTTGTACGTACATTTGATTAGTAACACCTAGTGCTGAGTAAGCAGCTAATAAACCATATTCGTTTTGTTCGTCACCGTTTACTGGATTACCACTAGCGTCTAGTGTAAAGTTAGGTGTACCAAACTTAGTAACTAGATCTCTTTGACTAGTAACTGTAATAACTTTTTCAGCATTGTTAATAGTAGTACCTGTAGCAAGTACATTGCCAGGTGCTAGTTTGTTAGATGCTGTTGCCAATAATACAAACGGAATAGTACCCGCTTGTGTAGTAGCGTACTGACTTTCGTCAATGATCTGTACCTGTACGCCTGGTGATTGTAATGATGCCATAGTATTGTTCCTCTAAATGGATTGCTTTCATATATTTATAAGTAAACAGTATTTTTGGTGCGTTAAGGTGCCCTTTAAAAGGTTCGCCATAAATATAGTATGCAATGGCGATTATTATGCACAGTCTGCGGTAAAAAGCCCTGTGCAATCAACTATAAACGTGGGGATAAAACCTACTACAGAACTCGATGTGATAGTTGTATCCGCAAGAAAAAGAGCTTACCTACACCTAAACCTCGCTGGATGTTAGAAGGATACAAAAAGAAACCACACTGTGAAAAGTGTGGCTTTAAGGCTAAACTAAAAGAACAGTTATTTGTCTATCACATTGACGGTGATTTAACTAATAATAAAGTTCTTAACTTAAAAACTATCTGTGCTAACTGCCAATATGAAATTGCCCGTGAAGGTCTTGGGTGGAGACAGGGCGATTTGGTTCCTGACTACTAATTATACTGCGTTCAATTTGTTGATATAGATCATTAATAGTCCCGCTATTATCCAACACAGCATCAAACTTTTGCCCTACCCAGGCTGTTTCGCTGGCATGTATTCCTAAATCTTCAATGTGATGTTTGCTTAATGCCCACGACATGTTGCGAGTAGGGCCTTTGTTCATACTTTTGGCCGCATCGTACCATTCAGGTTCAGGTCCTCGTTTAATACGTACAACTTTGCCGCCTGCGGCACGGATAGCTTTAATTTCATTAGGGAAACGGCAGTCAGTGATAACAATATCGTTTTTAGTATTAAGTAAGCGATGTTCTAAACTAGCCACCCACATGTCATCGTTAAATCCTTTGCGTACTACTTCAGTCCCCCAGTATTGTAATACCCAACGCGGTGTGATATCTTGCTTTAGGCGGGCACTCCACCACTCGTCTCGAGTTTCTCGCCAATCACGCGACTCTTTAGTGCGACCTTCCAGGAGTTCACGATCCCACCCAAATACCACGCTCACAGCATCTTTCAAGCTGTTAGCAAAACTTTCGCGTTTAAATCTATGGAAGTTGACTAGATAATCTGCAACCGTATCTTTACCTGAGCCGATAAAGCCTACGATACCTATGATTTGACTCATTGAAATCCCCTTAATTGATATTACTATTTTACAAGAGTTTTAGACTGTTGTCTAGAGATTTTTAACCAGTTACCCAAGTTAATGGCATAGCACCATCTACATAACGTTTAATTTCATCATCTAAACGATCTAGTAGTTCTTTGCCTTCTGCTTTTAGTGCCGCACCGTTTAGACTAGTACCGCCTTGTGGGCCTGCGATTGTAGCAAATTTTTCACGTGCTTGACCAATTGACATTGAGACCAGTGCTAGAGCATAATCCTGAATCCATGGATATGTCATATTATCGTTTAGCAACATGATGTCTGGTTTATAGTTGTCTATCCAAAGTAGGATTGATTCATATTGACCATTGCCATCTTCGTTATTACCAGTATAACCAGCATAGCCAAATGGCATTTTACGAACAATAGTTAGTTTCTTAGTAACTTTATTCCATGTAAAGTTCATGTACCCGCCAAACATGGTCATGGCTAGTTTTTGGTAGTCTACAAACAATTCATAATTAGTTAGGCCGCCAACACGCCCTGCTACCAACATATAAGTGTTTAGATAACCTGAGCTGAATGGTTCAAATTGACTAGCAGTAGTACCTGATACACTACCAATACCACGACGGAAGATCTGTCTAACGTTCATGATACTGTTAGGTAAAATGTATTCTTGTGTTTCTGGTGCTAGGTTTAGGAATGCATAGCTTTCTTCTACTGAATTACTACTGCGTTGACGATAGCGTATTAGTGCTTGATTAATACCCATCTCGTAGTGTTCTTTGTCAGCTTCTACATCTACCATTTGGTCACCTAGACGCAGGCGGATATAGTCAATGATTTCAGCACGTTTACTAGCTACTGTGTCTAACTGTGCTTGCAGGTTGGCATCAAAAGCAATATGCCCTGCACCTGTGCCTTTTTGTGGATCATACAGATTGTCTGTATATATGGCTAGGTTAGGGGTTAGATTACTTGACGTTGAACTAATATTGCCAGGTAAATCTGGGTTTGCTTCGTACTGTGCGCCAATCTGTGTCATTTAATTATCCTGTTGCTGTTCATGTATTTATGCTCAGCCGCAGGATAACAAATGAACTAGGCTATTTTTAATAGAATAGTATCTGCATTAATGCGGCCATTAAGTTTGATTTCTGTAGTTTTAACATTATCTAAGAACTTACGTGCTTCAACTTTATTAGCGGCTAAGAATGCTTTTAACTGATCATCTGGTTTACGCAGAGTTTTTTGTGTACTCTTATTAGCGTCAAATCCTGTAATAGTAGTACCTTTAACATTCAATGCACCACCTTGGTCTTCTGCTACATAGCGACCAATTTTACGATTTTTAACATTGTAAACCCACAGTACCTGTGCACCAATGATGTCTACAGGATTAACTGAAACTATCTTAAGTGCTGTATCTTGTTTGAGATATTTTAAGTTACGAACAAGTTTCTCTTTTTGCGGTAGTTTACGTACACTTGCTTTCTTAGTAGCTTTCTTGACCTGTCCGTATTGGGCAAAACCATCAAACAATGCTTGATAAAATGCTTCTAAACGTTTGTAATCTGCGGTCTTAAGATGCGCATAAGCATCAACTGTATCTTCATCCTTGCTAGTTTTAGCGGCCAGGAACTCTGCGCGACTACGTTCAAACGGAGCAAGAATACGAGCAAGAGTAGCAGGTGCTACATTTTTGCCACTTAGATATTCGTAGGCTTTAGGATCTACAGTTTTGCCAGTAAACAACTCATCCTCTAGCTCTAAGAAGTGCAGTTGGTGCTTGTCTGCTATTGCGTTCATACGATCTTGTATTGTAGGCACCTTTACGTCAGTCTTAGGCACCTTTACATCAGCTTTCACTGGCTCGTCATCATCTGCTTGTTCTTCTTGTAGCTTAATAACTTTCTTAACTGTGTCTAACAGATATTCTACATGACGATCACGCAATGGCATACCTTGTGTATGTGCTTTGATAATAGCGCAGGCGGTAAATGGTGTTAGGCCATCTTTAGTTTTAGCATAGTAGTCAATGGTTGCTCGATCCAATTGATGGTAAGCACTGTCTTTGCCTTGGTGCTGGCGTAACCATTCTACAAAATACTTCTTCAAATCCTTAACACTATAGAAGTAGTTATAGTAGCGCATGGCTTTACGGAAATGATGATCAAACTCTTCTTCAGTAAACTCCATTGCTCGTGCAGTGTCCCAGATAATTTCACTACCTGTGTATTTTTCATCTAAGAAAATAGGATCTTTGGTTACTTTAGCTTTTTTCTTTGCGCCATCTATTTTAATTGCCATGTTTTTCCTCTACTGTAGTTGATACTAAATTTGCTAGCTCACGTTTAACTAATTTATACGCTGAACGATCATAGCTGTCAAGATCATCCCAATCATTTTCCATACACTTAACAGCGGACCAAAGACTGTAATGCCCTTGCATTTCACCATAATCACGTACTGCACGATAAGCTTCTTCTATATCCATAATTACCATTTTATTTTCCTAGCTGAAATTTATTGAGATATTTAGCAGCTTCTGTTAGATCTGTAATTGGTTCTAACTTATCTAGTTTAACCAAATCATTGTGTAGATTAATAGTACGTTGTGCTTGATATAATCTATTATATTTTCCATCTGGATAAGACGGTTGTGTCCAAGAGTGTTTCATTTTTATCCCGCAAGTAGAACAGCAAAAGTTATCATACGTTCATAGTTTGCTATCTCTTCATTGACTTTGTCAACCAGTTCTTTGTGTAAACGGGTTTGCTTACCCAATCTACGGCAGTTAATTTCTTCTTTACTTACATCTTTAACCATAAGTCCAATATTATGGCTAATGTTCCACATTTCGTGGCTGTACCGTTTCATAGTACGTATTGGAGCTTCTATGCGGCTTTGCACTTCTGCCCAATCCATACTAGTCTGTATCTTATTTTCCATTTTCGTAGTATAACATCATTTTGACTAAAAGTCAATCGCGATAAATACTAGATAATTAGGATTCATTAATGCCAAGACTTAGTCTTTATAAACCAACCAAAGGTAATGACGATACGTTTTTTGACAAACGTATGCATGAAATGTTTACCGTTGGTGGAGTTGACGTCAACATTCACTTGTATTTAGGTCCATTGGATCAACCTAATATCAGTGCTACAGAGCCAGGCAATACCAGCCCACTCAGTAGCGGTATTACGGGCATACAGGATTTACTATTTTTAGAAAACCGTGATCGCAAGTATGATACATCAGTATATACTATGCGCACTATCTATCGTATTAATGACAACGACTTTGACCTAACACAGTTTGGCCTATTCCTAACTGGCGATACTATGTTTGCTACATTCCACTATCAGGATATGGTGCAGACTCTAGGACGTAAGTTAATGGTAGGTGATGTACTAGAAATGCCTAATTTTGTTGACTACTATCCTTTAGATCAAGGTTTGCCTGTAGCTCTCAAACGTTTTTATACTATACAAGATGCTACTCGTTCAGCAGAGGGCTTCGCTCCAACTTATTGGCCACACCTATGGCGTGTTAAACTAGCACCACTAGTAGACAGTCAAGAATACAAAGACATCATCAGTCAGATTGCTGCTGGTGATAATACCACTGAGACTATTGGACAAGTGTTGAGCACTCTGGACAAATACACTGCTATCAATGATGCTGTTGTAACTCGTGCAGAACAAGACGTGCCAGCTAGTGGATATGACACTACATCAATCTACACAGGTCCATTAAATGATGATGGCTCTCCTGGAAGTCCTGTTGGCAAAGACACTACAGATATTACAGATGATGCCAGCGACGTTGTTGATGATGCTAGTTCAGCAATCACTCCTCCTGATGCCAAGGTAGAAGGATACCTAACAGGTGATGGGGTTCCTCCAAATGGTACCACAGTGGCCGCAGGTATATCATTCCCAGCTGGTCCTATGACTGGTGATTTCTATCTAAGATTAGACTATGTGCCTAATAGACTGTTCCGCTTTGATGGGCGTCGTTGGGTCAAAATAGAGGATGCCGTGAGAACTAACCTAACACCAGGCGCATTAAATCAAACACAACTAAGTGGCTTTATGAATGACTACGATAAGTTCTATGAAAACTCAGTTGGATCTGACGTTATCAGAGTAGCTAATCCGTACACACCGCCAGCCAACGCTATTACTAGTTCGTTTAGCTACACCAGCGGTAATATTATTACTACCCTAGGTTATGTAAGTACCTATGGTGTACAGGTTAAACTTAACAACTTAATTATACCAGGTGAATTAGATAATATTACCATTGCTAATGCCAGTGGTAACATTGGATTTACAGTCAGCAATACCCTGTACAACCTAGGCGACACAATAGAATACACTGTCTACTCAAGAGTAGTACCACAACGTCAGAGTTTATCGCAGGCCTTGCGTCCTTCAGCGGATAATGAATAATGGACAGCTTAACTACAAAGATCAATACTTGCGGATATGCTATTATAAAAAATTTCTTAACAGCAGAAGAACATAGTTTGTTGCAAGAAACTTATAAATTAACTCCTACAGAGTGTTCAAATAATAGATTATATGAAATCTTAGTACCAAGATTATTAAATTTATCAGTAAGCATTGATCCTACTATTGACACTCAGGTATCAGGGATTAGTTATATCACCACTGAAACTTTTGCCAATGATGGATATCCATACCATCAAGAGCATGGTAGTTATTATACTTGGCAACAAAGTTTAACTTACCTAAATTTTTATATACCTTTTATAAAAGAAAATCCTAGTCTGTCTGGATTGAGTATAGTGCCTTTTGATATTTTACAAAAAAACATTCCGCAATACATTGATCATATCATCAACAAAGGGGCGTGTAGATATATACCCAACAATAACATCACCAACGTATATGATGATGAATTAGATAGTGAATGGATTCTTCCTGCTAATATTGACAATTATAAATTTTCTCCTGAACTAGCTGAGGGGGATTTACTGATCATGCGTGGGGATCTTATACACAAAACACAAGACGCATTAACTAAAAGAGTAGCTATGTCATTCCGCACAGCACAAGGCTCTTTTAAAATATCTAAAAAACGAATGCTACATCAAAGTGTATTAAAAAATAAAATTTTTGAAAGTGATAAAGAATATTACAATAATATATTAAAAGTATTTGATTTTTTTAATTCAGATGAAATTGCTACCTGTGAGATGGTTGATCATTTGAATAAATTAAGAAACATGGAAACAGTATAATGTCTACAGCTAATCAACAGTTTTTTTATGACGGACAGATAGAACGCTTTTTAGCGCAGTTTATCCGTATGGTATCGGGATTTCAAGTGGAATTTGGTGCTGATCGTCAAGGCAACCAAACACTACAACGTGTGCCTGTGTATTGGGGTGATGGTAGTCGTCAAGTAGCACAGATTATCACCAACAATGCTGCACCCAACACTTTAAATGCTGTACCGGCTATGACTGTGTATGTTAATAACATAACCTATGATCGTGATCGTGTGCAGGATCCTACTTTTGTTGGCAAAATGAACATACGCCAAAAATACTACAATGAAGACACACAAGAATACGAAAATCGTCAGGGTAATGCCTTTACTATTGAACGCAGTATGCCTGTGCCGTATACTATAGAATTAAAGTTAGATATTTGGACCAGCAATACCAAACAAAAATTACAGTTACTAGAACAGTTGATTGTCTTATTCAATCCAGCTATGGAAATACAGTCAACAGACAACTATATTGATTGGACTAGCCTAAGCGTTGTTTATTTAGAAAGTCCAAATTGGAATACAAGATCAGTGCCAATTGGTACAGACAATCCTATTGATGTTGCTACCCTAACATTCAAACTACCTGTGTGGATTACTCCTCCAGCCAAAGTTAAAAAGTTAGGAGTTATTCAAAAGATTGTTGCCAGCATTCACAACAGCGACGGTGATCTTAGTGATGCAGTATTAAACGATGATAACCTGTTAGGTAACCGCCAATACTTCACTCCATTGAACTATGGTACCTTATTAATTGGCAACACTCTTACATTGTTAAAAATGCAGGACATAGAAACCCCTAGAGACATTGGTGGTGAAGATATCACCAGTACCCCAGTTAAAGTAGGCACTCCTGATAATTGGGCAAACTTTGTCAATGTCTACGGTGTGCTTGCTCCTGGCATCAGCGAAGTACGCTTACTACAACCAGATGGTATTACAGAAGTAGTAGGCACAGTTAGCTATCATCCAACTGATCCTACATTGATGTTATTTAATGTTGACGTTGATACCATACCTGGTAATACCCTAGCACCAATCAATGCTATTATTAATCCAACTAGTAGCAGTTTAACCACTGCTATCACGCACCCAAGTGCAGTAAACACAAGATATTTAATCTTAGGTGCCATTGGCAGTTCTAACAATCCTAGTGGATCTGGTCCTGTACTTTGGCAGGGCACAGATGGACAAGATCTAATAGCCAATGCCAATGATATTATACAGTGGAATGGCAGTCATTGGTTTGTATCATTTGACAGCCAGAACGATACTACGCTACAATATGTAAGCAATCTCACAACAGGAACTCAATACAAATGGACTCTTCAACAATGGGTGAAAAGCTACGAGGGCGAGTACAAAAACGGCCTATGGACCTTGGTCATATAGCAGGTGTAGGCACATTCATCTACAGCGTTTCAACTGGTCGTTATCTATTCCTATTACGTGACGGTGACAAGTATTCAGGTACTTGGGGCCTAGCTGGCGGTAAAATTGATCCAGGTGAATTGCTTTTAGAATCGTTATATAGAGAGCTTAGTGAAGAATTAGGCTACAACTTCTATGATGTCAAGGTTATTCCTATAGAAAAATTTACCAGCGACAATGGTAAATTTTCATACAATACTTTTTTAATTCCAGTAGACGAAGAATTTACACCAAAATTAAATCATGAGCATCGCGGATTTTGTTGGGTGCCGTTAGAAGATCACCCTAAGCCCTTACATCCAGGGGTTTGGCGTACTATTAATTTTGATGCTGTGAGTAAAAAGATCAAGACCTTAGAATCAGTCTTATAAGTCAGCTTCTGTTACAAAATCTCTAAAACTAATTTGTCTAAAGTTTTGACAGGCTTTGTGTAGTTCTGGTACTAGATTAGTTCCGCGCGGTGTAACCCAAACAAAATCAACTTCATCGTAGGTTGTAAATAATGCAGCACGACTGCCAATCCATTTGTCGTGTCCTACGTCGGCTTGTGCTGAGTCGTAGCCATTAGTACCAGCATAGACATTATTATTCCACCCTGCACTGTCTTGTCCATCAAACCCCAACATATAGATAGTTTTATGTCCATCAAAGGCCGCAATGTATGCCGCAGTAGTGCCTGCATCTGCATATGGGTCATATGGAATTAGGTAAAACTTTCCTGGGTAAGCTAATAAAGATTGTGCTCTGGTATAGACAATATTATCGTTTACATAAGGACCTGTGGTGGCGATTTCTTGGATAATAGCATCACCTACTACTATTAAAAAATCAGGACTAAAATCTCTGTACAATGCATTACAACCGTAGGTTTGCAGAGTTCTTGCACCCAATAATCCGCTAGGATGTTTTAGGTTATTAAGATTAAAATCTAATCTATTAACACCGTTGCCAATTACTACAGCACGGTTTGATAACTGACTATTAGTAATGGCATTAGGCACTGTTTCTACGACATCATGCCAATTGTGCCCTTCGTGTGTACGAGCGGTAAGTATGTCTTCGCCTTGATAATCTGTGCGATACCTTTTTGAAATGTTTAACATCTTTTACCTTTATACTATGTAAGTACCAAATGCTTTAACATTGGCCTGTGCTATTGATGATGTGTAGTAGACATTTACATTACCGCCACCAACGTTGGCACTAAATGTACCAAATGTTGTACCGTTATTGATTACTCCGTACACCGACACAAACGCATTACCAGCACCATCTGTTAATGCTTTAACATTATAGACTTCCATATTAGTTGAGCCAACTTTAGCTTGTGCTTCATATGTTGCACTAGTATAAGCTGTTTGACTCCAACTGTCAATTAGTACAGGAGTAGCTGTAGTTGGTATATTAGTTGGTGTTTGTGTGTAGGTAATTTTACTACCAGTTAAGATGTTAAAATTGCCCACTGGGTCAACTAATATACGTTCCGTAGTTGCACTAGTACCAGACCATAAGCTCACACCTGTGGTGTCAGCAATTAATTGATTCAGACCATTGGCACTAGAAATAGTAGTAACCGATGTAGTTGTTGTCAACACACGAACGTCAATAATATCTGTTGGTGCTGGCGGTTCTGTAAATGTCAGTGTTGTACCACTAACACTGTAGGCCAGTACTGGGAACTGCATCACACCGTTGATGCTTACCAGTGTACCTGCTGTGGTTGAATTACTTTGGATAGTAAATGTTGTGTTAGTGCCGTCAACGTTACCGTAGCCTGCCGGTACATTACCTTGGAATTGGCGATCGCTAATAACAGTAAACGCACTACCTGCAGCCTGCCATTGTGTACCATCATAATACTCTAACAAGGTGCTAGTAGTATTAAAACGTATCATACCCTGTGCATCATATCCTGCACCTAATATGCTACTTGGGCGTGCTGATGTAGGACCAACCGGTACCATCATTGATGTTACGCCACTGACTTTTAATAGTACCCCAGGTTGTACAGCTAAGTTGCCGCCACCAATAATCACTGATTCTGTTGCGGCACCATTTTGTGTGGCAACGTTAGCAAATATAGCCACGTTACCTGATTTACTGCTCTTAACAGTAAATCCTTCAATACCATTATTAGTATTGATTGTTGCCCCTGTGCCTGTGTATAAGTTAGCCTGTGTACTAATACCACCAACCGATGTTAATGCACCGGTAGTACTCGATGTTGCCGCTGTTGAATTTTGTACACCAACATTACCGTTTGCATTGCTAACAATAATGTCAATAGCCGTTAATCCGCCTGCAGACATTAATATGTCTTTCGCACTAGCTAATATTAAATTACCAGTTGAAGTGTATGTATACCCGTCTTGAGGTTTAAGTATTGGTGCAGAGGCTGATTGGTAATTTTGACCAGTGATACCAACTGACATGTAAGCTGACGTGTTAGAACCATTGCTAGATATTACATTAAATTCACTAGTTGCTAACAGTCCTGTATTAGTATTTTGAATACTGATTCTAGAACTTGCGTTAGAAGTTGTTGTTACCTGTACTGAGTTTTCTGGATAAACAATATTACTGTTTAGGTCAGCACCGAGTGTTATGTAATTACTTCTAGATAAATTTAAGTTACCGTTTACACCAACACCACCACTGATTACCACAGCACCTGCTCTATAAGTAGCGCCATTGGTAGCTGAGTTAAATGTTGTTGTACCTGTTGCAGCGCCTACGCTGATTGTGGTTGCGGCTCCAGCAAAGTTTAGTGTTGTAACATTGGCATTGAGTAGGTTTACTGTGCCTGTTTGTACTGTACTGATATTTTGGTTACGAATAACAAAGTCGCCAGTAGGTGCACCATAGAATATTGTTGTAGCACTTGCAAAGTTGTTAGCCGTAGTTGGCGTTGGCATATGGATAAAGTTGCTAGAACTTGAATCATGGTATGCACCAGTCTGGAATATGTTACCACCAATACCAGCACCACCAGCTACAATCAGCGCACCAGTAGTTGCATTTATACTGTCTGTAGTAACTGTTAATTGCAAGTTACCAGCTTTAATTGGATCGTAGACAGTAGTACTGTCAATAGTAATGTAACTTGCACTAGGTTCTGCAAGGTTACTTACAAAATTCCATGTGTTATTTAAAGGATTACGGAAAACAGCGGTGTGTTGATATTGATTAATTGTACCTAGACCTGTGCCAGTAAACGCACTGTAGAAACCAATATCATAATTGTATACACTTACATTAGAATTTCTTAGGTATAGTAACGGGTCTGTTACTGTAATAATGTTAGCTTGAACCCCTATAATATTGCTAACAAATAAGTTGCCACCAATCCATACATCTTGTGAGAAACTAGCGCCGCCTGCTACTTGTAATGCACCAGTTGATGCTCCGGTCGCATTTGTGGTATTAGTAATTGAAGTTACGCCACCAACACCTAATGTGTTGTTAATTTGTGTTGCACCACCAATTGTTGTACCTAGAGCAATGTTTGCTGCGCCTGCAACACTAATACCCCCGTTTGGTACTACAACTGCGCCAATACCTTGTGCGGTAGTTGCTATACTTGCGTTAGCCCATAAGTTTTGATTAGCACTTAATACTGTAAATACACCTGTGCTTGGTGTTACATTACCGATTGGTGTAGCATTGATAGATATTGCTGTTAGGTTACCGTTAGACCCAACTGTTACTAGTGCAACTCTGGTTGTGTCTGTGTTATTATATAGTGTAATACCGTCATTAGAGCCAACACTAATACGACCCATGCCTGTTTGGTAATCTAATACAATACCATCTGTGTATGCGCCAGCATATACACCTGAAGATACAGAACCAGCACTTAGATAAATGCTGTTAGCGTAGATGTTACCTGCAACCCCTACCCCGCCAATTACTACTGCGGCTCCTGTTGATGTCGATGTGCTTGGTGTACCAGCATTTGCATAGAAACTTGCTGTTGCTGATAAGGTCGTAAATTGACCTGAAGCTTGTGTTATGTTACCAATTGGTGTAGCATTGATAGCCGCAGCCTGTGTTAGCCCAAGCAATACGTTACCAGTTACATTTAATGTTGTATGATATGCATTTAAGATTGTAGCAGTTGCTGAATAAAGTGTAGAAATATTACCAATACCAGTAGCAACAAAACTGCCGACTGATAAGTTTGCTAGACCAGTAGCATTGATATTACCGTAGGTAGTACCAGTTTCTGTTGTGCTAACCACACGGAATTCTTTATAGGTTTCACTCCAAATAAATGCTTGGTTAGTACTAGATCCGCGGTTAAATATTAACCCTTCATCATAGGTGTTAGTACCAGTAAAACCGTTGTTTAGAGTAAGTAGGGGATCATTAACGTAGGTGTTAGTTGATGCAATAGTTGTTTGTACACTGTTACCTAAGACAAACAAGTTACCTGTAATCAACAAGTCACCTGGGACTGTAACGTTACTAGCAAACAGACTACCTACAATAGTACCTGCTGCAATTTTCTGACTAGCAATAATGGTACTATTAGTAATCTGATTATTAAGAATTCTGGTTAGATTTGCCATGTTATGGACTTAGCTCCGCAATAATAATTTTACACTATTGTTACAGCCTGCGGTTCCATATTCCCCTTGGCTAGATGTGTGTTTAGTAGTATTTATGCGGATAACTGAAAAAATTATTCAGCGATTATAGGGATTATTTTAGTTCTTTTAGCGGGGATTCCGTTAACAGTACCAATAATGTCTTTGCGTGCTTCTGCTTGTGGCCCATCGATATAGTAGGGAATTGTGCCTGTGAGTATTTCCCAGGCGGCCATAAAGAAAGGAATATTATCACTGTAGGCATTGTCACAGGCTAGGTTCCACATGTCACCTTCTAGGAACATACAACTACCTTGACAGATCTGTAGTACCGGGCAGTTAGGGCATTCAGCTCTGTGACTCCAATGTGTTGATGATTTGAGTTTGATATTGTCAAAATCTTTAACGTGTCCAATTTGGTGACTAGCACCATTGAAGCTTGTGGCCACTGCTGACACATTTTGACAGGTCAGCACATTACCTGTTAAGTCTACTGCTAGTTGATCAGGTTTATCCATGCCGCATTTTTGCCCTAGTGCTGTGCCTGGGCGTTGTGTTACTATACTTCGAATAAAATCACTGATTCTTCTACGTACTACATCCAAATTTGTACCTTGGTTGTTACGTAATTCTTTAAAACTATTGACTCTATAAGCAACATGTTCTGCTGGGTCTGTCATACATAGACTAGCACCACCCTCGTCATAGGGATCAATAAAAGCACCTTCGCCCATTGGTACTTCAACTCCCAGGCGATCTTTAAACCAATCAACAATCGCCGCTCTACTTGAATTATTTTTATGAACCATTGCATTGAAACTTATGCGGCGACTAGGATTTAATCTATTCCACAAGTCCATGATCATAGCAAACTGTTCTGGATTATCAAACGGATCTAATCCGCGAGCATGGTATCCAGGGCCGTCGTGGCTAATACCTACACTAAATCCTAGATCATCTAGCCATTGATTCTTTTCTAGATCTAATAGAGTACCATTGGTTACTATGCCAAATTTAATGTTTGGGTATAAATTACGTATGCCTTCTGCCAAGGGTTTAAGTGTTTTCCAATAGACAAATGGCTCACCTCCCCAAAATTCAACTTTAATTCCTGTACCATCACCACCATTGAACCATGTAGGCAATTCAGCTAAGAATGGGCCGACATCATCTTTGTTGGTTTCATCTGCCTTAGGCACGAACCGTTGGCTACAATATACACATTCGTAATTGCAACTCAATCCTAGTTGTATTTTAAGTGAGGTAATATCATGTGATTTACCAGCTGGGGTTGATTGACTAGTAGCAAAAACTGTACCGTAGTTGATTGTTTCTGTTGATTTAAACTCTAATCTAGTGCCAGTGCTGTCAAATATTTCAGATGTTAGATTATCATACACAAATGTGTATTCTTCGTTAGTAATAGGTTTTACTGCACGGATAGTAAATTTAGCCATTATAAAGTAACGTAGTTCCTGGCTGGGTCTATAACTTTGATATTAGTAGCCAATGCTATGGTATCCACTGAGCCTAGGTTGGCTTCTGTAGTATGAAATGTTGATGCTGGGTGTATTAGAAAGGTACCAGGACGGGGACTCACAGGGAATAACATAGTGTGATTTAAAAATCTGCTGCGTGAGGGCATTGGATCAATCATATGAAAACGATTACCTGTCATGCGTTGATGTGTGTTATTGCTTGGCGGATCTGTGTCTTCTAATGCTAACCACAACACTGCCACATAGTCCACACTACGGTGATTGTGTGGTTTAGCATAATCACCTGGAGCAAACTTGCGCAGGCTAGTAACAGCTTCAAATTCTACAGTGTTTAAAAATCCTTCTACGCCCGCTAGGTCTAGCATACGCGACTTTAGCATCTGTTTAAATAGTTGACAGGCTGGACGAGGATCTGCGAGTAAGTTGTAGACATTTTCTTTGTTTTTGCGCATAGCCACAGGCACGTGGGCTTCTGGGTGTTGTAGTTCGTATTCTTCGCCAATGGCTAAGATTTCAGACAAAAAATCTTGTGTAGCTTCAACAGCCTGTTGCTCATAAAGAACATTAGTTGGCCATAGTGAAACTATGTTATTCAAGAGTTACCACCTTAGTTGCTACTCCACTCCAAGTTTTGTAGCCTACTTTGATTGTCACAGTTTCACCAGCTTCGAGTCCTGCTGTGTTTAATTGAAAACTCCCGCCTTCTGCTACTCGCCCACGATTAACTGTGCCAATGTCTGCGCTGACATAGATTGTTGTATTAGCTGTACCTGATACGGTATATGTAGCAGTATCGCCTGCTGTAATTGTAGAGCCGCCACTGATAGTAATGGGCATCCAATTGGCTAAGAAAGCATGTGTTGAAGTTATTGAGGCTGTTGGGGTTATTTGACTACCATTAACAGTTACATTAGCGTTTGAGTCTCTATAGATCACTGAACATTCATCTACTGTACAGTTAATTCTTGGTGTTAGAATATACACATATCCGTATGAACGATAACGACTGTCAATAACGCTGTAAGGACTACCAGCATAGTGTTTGCCTTCAGTGGTTTGATATGATGTGTAGCTGCTACCTGGTGCAGCCTTTTCTACTAGGCTGAGTTGGGTTGTTTCTATGGTCATCATTCTAGCATTGGCCTGCATGCCTTGAGGAATTATAGCAATACAACCGTGATCTACAGCATAGTTACTAATCAAATTAGACAAACTAAAACTATCTGATGTACTGGTATTACCAAAACTATTGGCCATAGTTACATCAGAAATATTAATAGTTAGTGTATCGCCAACAATACTAATATCATTAGTTGGTAATATTCTATTTGTGGTTAATGCATAAAAATCCATACTACAAGTCCTTTAATATATATATCTTAATGTTAAGGTGCAACTATTTTTTAACAGTTACAGGCACAATTACAGTTATAAACAGCTAGCCCCGGATAGGTACCATTCCATGTCAGACTCCATACTCCGCTGGTTAAGTGACCAATACCCCCGCGTCCACTACCGCAGGCATTAACAGTACCGTTGGGATTGTCAAATTCATTGCCTGCACCGTACCCACTGTCACCAGTGAAAACATTAGCGGTAGTGGTCAAGAAAGCGCCATAGTTGCCTAAATCATTGGTAAACTGACTTAACTGTGTTGGGCGACTGGTAAAATTAGTCCAAGGAATGACAGCACTACTTAAACTAGTTCCATCTCCAAAAGTTACTACACCATTGCCTAGTATGTCTGACATATATTATCCTAACAATTACAATTACAATTACAGTTACTAGCTGTTATCTGCAGAGTATTACCGTTCCAATTTAAAAATTTAGGACCATATTCACTTGCACTATAATATCCACTGCTGGCTGTGTTAATTATTGTAGCATCTATAAAATTACCATAGTTACCTAAATTGTTAGTAAACCCACTAAGATTAGTTGGCGCTCCGCTGACATTGGCCAGTTGAATCTGTGAACTGCGCAAACTAGTTCCATCTCCAAAAGTTACTACACCATTTCCTAACGTTGTTGACATTACTTATTCCTAACAGTTACATGCACAATTACAATTACAGTTATCTGTAGCTAACCCCAATGTAGTACTACTTCCACAGTTAGTCAAAGTAAGATACATACTAGCCCATGCGCCTGTATTAATCTGAGTAGTATTAATTGAGTTAGCTGTAAGAAAATTACCATAGTTACCTAAATCGTTAGTAAACTGTGTAAGGTTAGTTTTAGGGTTGGTAATATTACCGTAAGGAATGACGTTTGACCCCAAACGAGTGCCATCTCCAAATGTTACTATTCCATTGCCTAATGTTGTTGCCATTTCAGTCTCCTACCTTATTTATTTTAAGCTAGGTCCAGGTTAATAACACAGCGAACATTGTCTTTTGGTTGTTCTGCTGTGTGATACAAGCCGCCATCAAATAACAGTGCCCTGCCTTGTTTAGGACTAACTCGTGCTATGATAGTATGATCTTCGACCTGTAAGCTATCACTGTGAGTGCTGTTAGTTAGTAGAGTATCGCCATCTGAATCTACAACGTAATACAACACCACTAAATGTGGAGTTTGAGTGTCAACATGTAAAGGATCAACACCTGCGGTTAAAAATCTATCACTTAGCGGCAGTTGCAAGAATGCTCGTGCCTGCAGGATATTTGTATATTGCACTCCTGCTGTCATTGCGCCAGTGTAGGCCAATGTTGCAATGTCTGGAGCTATACTATCATTCTGATTAAACAAGTAGCTAAATCCTGGATTTCTACGATCTATAGGAGCATCTGCGTTATAAGTCACATCTACAGTGTAGAACCAAGCAAATTTTGGTCCCAGTAGTGTTGACTTTATTTGTTCTTGTAGTGACAAAGGTATGAAGTTGTCTATGACTTTGAATTGATCAAAAGTCATTTTAACCGCCAAGCTGTTTTTTAATAGCGTTAACTTCTTGACGTAGTTCTTTAATTGCTTCAATCAGCAACGGAGTTAATCTTTCGTAACGAACTGTTAGGTAGCGTTCATCAAATGGTGCTAGAGTAACAACTTCTGGCAGTACTGATTGTATTTCTTGCGCACTTACACCAACTTCGCGCACCTTAGAAAAACCTAATTCTACCGCAGTGTCATTGGCCTCATGATAGAACCCTGAGATTTGATCTACTTTGTCTAAAGCGTTTTCAATTCTACCTAAACGTGTTTTTAATCGTTCGTCTGAGTAGTATGATGTAATTTGGTTTGTAGCACGTATTTCACCTTGTGTTTGCGATGGTGGGGTGCCTACACCCAACGAATAAATTTGTATATTGGCTAATGTTGTTAGCAGTGGTTGCGATGCAGTAAGTAACGCACCCGCAAAATAACTAGCAGTTACATTACCTGCTGTAATGTTGCCTGCTGTGATATTACCTGTAACTGTTGCCAATGTAGAAATTAAATTACTAAATGCGGCAGTGGTAGAATTTATACTACCGATACCATTAATGTTACCTGTAATATTTCCGTATAGTGATCCTGCAACATATAAGTTGCCCCCAATACCCGCGCCACCTGTGACTATCAATGCTCCAGAAGAACTTGATATAGCACTAGCATTTGATGTTAATGTTAAGCTATTAGCAGTAAGATTAGCGCCTGTAGTAGTAGCTCGTAGCCAAGCAGTTTTAGTACTGTTGTAGGTATAGGTAATACCATTTACAGTTGCTATGTTACCATTGAGTGGGTTCTGTGGAAATCCCATTAGTCTCTCCCTACCACAACTTCAATAGTTGCTATTTGATTTGAAGTAATTATTTCTAAACTCTTACCTATAACACAACCTGGTTTCCATAGCGTAGGATCTAGTCGTTGCGCTACTCCAGGTACATCACTAGTAACCACTAAGTCGCCCTTGTTAATTGGGCCTAGCACAGAACAATGTACTCGACCTTGCAGTGCTACTGCTACACCTGATGCTGCTGTGTTCATTAAGTATGCTGGATTTGTACTTACTACCCCGGCCACTGCTGAATCGTGATTGGTTGTACTTGCGGTAACTTCTGCAACACCGCCAAAGATGACCACTGTGCCTGCTGGGTATAAACTGTCGCTGGCATATATCTCAGCCAAGTCAGCGTACTGTGCTGTTGTGGCTTTAGCAAACACAGTATTAAATGTAGTACCCGCTGAGCCAATATTACCAACTCCAGAAACATTACCGTTAAGAATAGCAGTTGGGTTTCCTGAACTGTTAATAGTCAATGTACCTGTTGCAGTTTCACTGCCGTTGATAGTCAAACTGCCAACAGTTAATCCGCTGGTAATTGTGCCGTTGCCTGTGATACTTAATGTTGTGCCTAAAATAGTAGCAACGTTGGTATTCAGTGCCACTGATGATACATCTACCCAAACATTACTAGAACCAGTATTTTCATATTGGAATAAAATATCAGTGCTAGTGTCATACCATTGGTCGCCTACTGCAGCTGTTGCGGGTACAGTGTTACTAACGTATTGGTTAATACCGCCAGCTATTACTGCTCCTGCAACAATAGTTCCAGTAACCTGAATATTAGTTAGATTAATATTGCTAGACCAAATGCGTTGTCCATAGATATTTGTAGTTAAGACGTTACCATTGCCACTGTAACCAAGGTTAGGCTCTGCTTGACTAAGTCCTAGATATGTATAACGATCAGGTGTAACGCTAGTTGGTGCAACTACCGGAACACGACCGCTGACTAAATGGGTAGTAACTATTGCCATATTATGATGTGCTTGTCTCTAAAACGCTTAATAGTAATTGTGCGCCAGAGTTAACGTTAGCACTGAATTGCAGACTGTCACCGTAGATCATAACTAATCTACCTGTTAGCATACTCACCGCGTCATTAACTGGTACTGGATAGTTTTGTAATAGTGCTGTAGGAGTACCTGATCTTAAATGATAACCACTAGTTGCTATAGCATTATTACTAACATTACTAATTTGACATAGCAATATCACAGATGAATATCCAACAGGTGTACTGTAAACTGAAGCTACGTTAGCTGTTAGATTAGCTGTCACTGTGGTAAAATTATTAATTGCTGCTGCCATATTTTATTTCCTTATTAATTACTTATTTTATTATATTTCCAACGCTAAAATGTATGGTGTCATTAATGCAAATAAACTCTTACTAAATGCCGCACCGCTGATTGTGCCTGTTGCTTGATTGATAACTAAATTAGGCCCAATCCAAAATTGTCCTTTTTCGTCTGTGGCTGTATATGTTACACTGCCGCCACCTGTGGTCACTACGTTTAAGTTAGCATTTGGTATACCACCATACTGTGGTAGTGCTGTGGCTGCGTTAGTTCCTGCGCCCACATATTCAAATGTATGTGCGCTGGCCACAACTTCACTGCGATTATAAAATGCAATATTAGTGTTAGGTGCCAAATTACCTAGGTATGTTTGTTGTACTGTGATAGTATAAGTCACAGCATCTACTTTATTAATTTTATCAATACTGTAGTATGCTGGATCACCATTGATAATCATCACAGTGTTAACATGCGGCTGAGCTGTTGGATTTTTTATTGTAAATGATCCAAAAGTACTATAACCTGATGTGTTGCCATAACTTTGTAGTGTACCGTATCCGTCAGCACGTAGACCAATGTTACCAATACTGTTGTCAGAACCGTTAAGTGTACAGAAGCTACCTGAATCACTCCAAATACCAACGTTAGCGCCAATGGTGTAGATATTAACTAACTGTGCATAAGCACCATTGCTTAATCGTACACCAACACCGCCTTGGTTGATAATAGTAAAGAAACCTACAATCATTGCTTTGGTACTGATACTGCTGGTGTTGTTACCGTCAACATAAACTGCGGTACCTGTTGTGGTACTAGATGTTATATTTTGTATGTAAGGACTAACAAAAACATTAGCACTGCTAGTTGCTGAACTATAACTGAATCCGTTGGCTAGATAGTTTTTAATTGTAATACCCCAAACATAACAGCCATTTGTTACATAGAATAAATCAGCTGTTGGAGTATTTGGTATAACTGTGATATTACGTATATTGTCGCCCATCAATGACACATTTTGTGGAATAGTCACTGGATTATTTTCGTAATATGTTCCAGGAGCAACGTGTACGCTAACTCCTGATGTAGAAATGTTTGCCGCCGCAGCTAAGGCCGCTTTGATTGTTAAGAATGGTGCATTAATGGTACCGTCAAAACTGTCATTGCCATTTTTAGCTACATAAATTACATTGGCACTAGTTGGTATATGTGTAACACCTGTTTGTAGTGTGCCGCTGGTGATGTTACCTTGAACTGACAAGTTACCAGACTGGTTAATATTTTGTGAAGTAACTGTGACATTTGTCGCGTCCAAGACAACACTGGTAGTATTACCGTATTGCAGTTGACTAGCTGATACCACTGTTTGACCATTGATCATGTATCTAACTTCAACTATGTCAGTGGTCAGTGGAACTTCACTAAATGCAATACTATTATTAGATACAGTGTAGGCATATCCTGGGCGTTGTAGTGTACCATTAAGACTTACTAGTACGCCAGTAGTAGATGCGTTACTGCTTAATGTAAATACGTTGCTAACACCATCAGGGAATATTGTTTGAGATAAAATTTGTGCAGTGCCTGGTGCAAGCCACGCATTACCTGTCCATACTTCTAATCCAGGTGCATCTGTGTTGTAACGAATATACCCAATTGTTGGATTTCCTGGGCGTGTATAAATGTTACCATATGGTAAACCTAGTGCATCACTGCCTGCTATCTGTACTATACCTGTCCCAGGTGCATTAAGTACTAGATTGGCTCCATCAACTGAAGACAGTGTGCTGTTGCTAATTGTTAAATTACCAGTGGTAAACCCAGTACTGCTAAAGGATGCAACATTACTACCGTTGATGGCCACATTAACATAGTTAGCAGTTACAGTAACATTACTTGCACCAGAACTAATTTGACTAGAATTAAAACTAACCGTTGTCCATTGTAGACCATTACCTGTTGATGTCAAATACTGTCCATTTAACCCTGCATTACCGCTGATTAAAAGATCACTGGTGCTAGACAGTGACAGGTTTCCTGTGATGTTTGCATATCCACCAACAGTTAAATTATTAGTAACATTTAGATTACCTGTGATTGAAGAAATACTACCAATAGCACTTAATAAGTTTGATACTGTTACTGCATCTTGTGAGTTTATAGGATTAGCTATATTAGCAATAATAGCATTGCCAGCATAAATGTATCCGCTAGCTGAGTTAAAACTAATATTACCACCAAGACTTGAGATTGTTGTGTTACTGACTGTTAGGTTACCAATACCGTTAGGTAATCCAATTAAGCCGCTGTAAACTCCGCCGCTGATGTAAACAGCATTACCAGTAAAGCTGATAGGAACACCGCCTGCGTATGGGGTGTTGTTGCTGTTAAAGTTTAAGATACCTGCTTTATAGTCAAAGTACCATAAGTCGTTATTACCACTACCAGTAGCAAATACCTGTGTGCCTTTGGTTAACACATTAGCCGCTTGGCCTGCTGGTGCTATATAGACTTTGATCTGATATGTTGACCCAAACTCAGGTGGAATCCAATTGGTAACTCCTGTTACCCAAGTTAAGTTTGGTGTTGGAATACCTGCGTCATTAGTACACTGTATTGGGAATGTAGTAGGATAAGCAGTGACTACACCTACATTACTAGTTGGAGCAACGTTAGGAATACTGCCTGACTGTTGCCACAGAGTGTCAGCACGAATTAGTAATGGGCTTGCGTATGGTTCATTAGTAGCATCAATGTTGCCAGAAATATCAGTCTTGGCAACACCATACCCTATCTTCTTCCAAAGGTAGTCTACTTTTTGACTGTCTGATGCGTTCTGTATTGCCATCTTATGCTAATCCTAATGTAGACACATATTGTCCACTTGCTAATGCTATTCTAATTAAAGCAACGTTATTAGTCGCTGAGGTTAAACTAACTGTACCTAATGTTATTGTGTAACTACCACTTAGGGCTACGTTGGCTGCAATTAGTCCGCCTGATCCGCATCCGTTTGATCCGTTACCGCCAGCTCCTGTATTAGCTCCTGGTTTACCGCTACCAGCATAACTAACTGTAGCATCTAACCAACCATTTAACGTACTAGTACTATCAATTGCTGTTCCTGGTGCGGCGATCCAACATCCAACAATACCTACAGGTGCTGTAATATTTAAAGTAAATGATGATACCCCTGCACGTTGAAATCCCATTGTAAAGTATTGATTGTTAGCACCATCACCACTACGATTAGGACCAACAGGTAAGTAACCTACGCTGTAATTGTTAGCAGAGAATTTTAGTACACCAAGTCTGATTGTTGCTTCACGTGTACCTGCTACGCCTGGGTCTGCTGTTTCAGTGTAGACATTTGGGGTAGTCATAAAGTTAGTTGAGCTAACATACGCTGGCGTATTAGTTGTGTTGGCTAAGAAGTATGTGCTACGCACTGCCGGGTTAGTATTTGCGCTGGTCGTAGCTGATATAGCAATTTCACTGATACCGCTTTGGCTAGCTGTATGTACCTGCACGTTGGTTGTATTATAAGCATTAGAGCTAGTACCGTTAACGTTAACCGCAGATACTACCAAGTTTGCTACACTTCGCACTGCGCTGGCTGTAATTGGCACACTCAATGTAGCTATAGTATAGACATTACCTACACCAACGTTAGCATACGGTATACTACCATTTAGGATACCCACTGACGAATTGCTGACCTGTGTGTAGGTATAGGTATTAGTACCCGTAATAGCACTACTGGTGCCTTCTTGGAACTGCCCTGTGGCCACAGTGAATGGGCTACCGTTATAGTAAGTTTGTCCAGTTAAGTTCGATACTGTAATGTTACCTAGGTTGATAGTTGGGCTACTTGTGTTATAGTATGGTATACCTGATATATATCTGTAAGTACCGTTAGTAGCATTAGCTGTGTATCCAGCTGTAACTACTGGAGTAGCTGTAATGTTATCTACCACAAAGTCAACATTAGGTGTTGATCCTGTAGTTGAATGATTTATACTGAATCTACTTACGCCAGTAGCAAGTTTACTTACTGGTGTTTGAATATTAGCTGTAAATCCATAGTACAGCATTGGGTAATAAGTACTGCTAGCAAACGTTGTTGCTATCCCCGCTGATGTATATAGATTAAAATCAACAATACTAGTTAATCCAATATTACCCACCAATGTAGGAGTTGACTGTGTAGCAAGAGTAATATTGCCTTGTACAGCTCCATTGATCACTGATGTTAAATATCCAACGTTGGCTGTATAACTGTAAGACGAAGTAACGTTGCCTGCAATGCCTACCAATGATGTTGTAGTAGCAATTCTGCTGACTGCGGTGCCTGCTGTTAACGTTGTACCGCCTGTGTTGTCTGCAAATCCGTAGGCTAAGTAAGGGCTAGTACCTGAGGTGTTAGTAACACCTGTTAGTGTTCTAGTATTAACTCCAGCTGGAGGATTAATTACATTCGCATAAACTTTCAATGTTTGGCTTGTACTCAAAGGCAGTATAGCTGGGTTAGCTAAATTGTCTGTTAACAAGTTCAATGTTACTGTGTCTGATCCTGTACCGCTATTGGTATTATAGGTGTAGCTCAAATTGGCTCCAAGTACACCGCCTGGATTTGAGTTATTGGCAATATTAGATGTTGTACCATCACCCCATGTTACACTCCATGTTACCACTGAAGTGTTGGTATTGGTTGTGGTGTTCTGTAGGTAAATTGCGTTACCTTGAATAGCATACAAGTTATTGCCACTAAGTATTGTTCCGCCTGAACTTGTTCTGTACAAGTTATAGCTTAATACTGGGTTAGGACCATATATCTGTATGTACCCAGGGATTTGGAATGAAGCACTATTACTCGGCACTGCACCGTTGGTATTACTTGCTACCACTGTAACTGTAAATGGAGTACCAGCATTGGTATTATATTGATGTGCCGCCGTAGTAGAACTTGTAGTTGTATTGCCTGATCCATCACCCCAGTTAATCACATATTGATTAACATTGCCTTGCGGTACCATTGTTAGTAAAACGCTTTGACCTTGGCCTCCTGCTGTTACATTGCTTGAGAATGTAACACTACGAACAAATGTATTTGTAAATAGATTTTCTGCTACTGAGTTTAAGATATCAATGGCATCAGTGACTGTGGTAGTAGTTGAGAATCCTAAATAGGCAGCATTGTTGCCGCCAAGGTTTCCATCACTAGGTGTGCCTAGTGGTATTACATTACCTACAGTTGACGATATAATGTTTGCTGATAAATTTGCTGTGGCAGTGTCAACATAACCTTTGGTCACAGCATCTGTACTAGCTATTGGTGTACCTACATACTGTATTCTATTGTTACTAACATTAATGGCTGACCCAGGTGCCACTGTTAATGTTGTTAAACTGCCTAAGGTTGTGATATTAGGTTGATTAGCTGTTTGTAGTGTGCCGTAGATATTACCAGCCCAAACACTGCGCCATTGATTAGTAACGTTACCTAGATCGTATTGTAGATTGCCTGTGGTCAGTAGGCCGCCGGCTTCAATTAAGATACTACCGTTGACTACTAGGCTTTGACCAAAGTTATAGGGGTTAGGTTCATTGATCCCCACTGTAAATCCAGTGAAGTCCATATAAACCAAAGTATTACCAAAAGTGCCACCGTTGGTTGTACTAATGAATGAAAGATCCGTGCCTTGTCTGTCTAGTGCAGATACTAAGGCATACCCCGGAACGCGACTGATTGCCATTAATTATAACCCCTTCTTCTACTATTTATCAGAAAAAGTTAGATGGCTGTTGTACTTGAAAAGTTATGTAATAAAAGAATGTTATTTGTACCAGTTGCTGGTGCTGATGTAAATGTTACTGTGGTAGTACCATTAAATGTATATGCAACTCCAGGATTTTGATACACTTGACCCACAAATACTAGAACGTTAGCTTCGCTACCTGAAGTATATGATTTGCTCATAGTAAACTGTGTCTGCACAGTATTGCCACTGAAACTGTCTTTAACAATGTTCACTGTGCCTTCATGTGCTGTTGCGACCCATGCATTGTCTGAGTTGTAGTATTCAAAACGTGATGTTGTTGTGTTCCATCGTGCTTGACCTACAGTGGGACTATCAGGTCCTACACTACTAGTTCCAACGGGAATTCCAATGGCGTGCGTGCCTGAACGGAATACTGTATTTTTAGCAAAACGTCCCATTAGATTAGATTCCTATGTAGCTAAGTGTAGTAGAGATTGATGTATTTGCAGTAGCGTTAGCCTGTACACTATCACCGTTGCCTAAGATCAATTTTTCTACGTCTAGCACGTAAGTATCAGCTGATGCTAACTGTATATTATTGTAGATGCGAGTATTGATGTTAGCAGTACTGCCATTAGGCACAGCCCACACGCTGAAGTTAACTGCGGTTGCTCCGCTGTTACAGAAATATACTGATGTAACAGCACTGTTACCTGTACTGGTATAGACACTGCTAGGAACTGTTGTGAGTAATGTATTTTGTATTGCCATTTTAAAATCCTATAATATTAATGAGTAAACAATTGCTTTACTCTTAGTTACTAATTCTTGGTTAGCTGTACTAGAATTGGTCACATATAATCCGCTACCAGCACTACCTGGAGCTGCCGCATAAATTTGTGTGGCTGTAGCAACGTTAGCTGTTGCACTTGGAATTATATTAGTGTAGTCAAATTCTATGTGATATCCATTGGTCAGCAGATTACCACCTAAAGTTGGATTTGGATCTGCTTGTAGATTAGCAATGGTTGTTGAGCTAGTGGCTATATTAACAAAGTTTATGCCTGTGTTATCACTTACTTGCCAAACGTTTGCGCCTTCTTGCCATTGTAATTTTACATTAGCATACAATCCACGATCAATAATAATACCTGAAGTTGTGCCGAGTAAGCTAACCCCATGACCAGTTTCACCTGCATTTAGAGTTACAAAATTGTCAGTGATACTAGTAACATTTGACTCTACTTGCGCAGTATTGCCTATTACAGTTAAATTGCCGGCAATGATTACACCAAGAGGTGATGTAGTTGCTAGCGTAATAGTATCGCTGTTATTGGTAGTTGTTATGGTATAAGGTGCACCAAGTTTTTTAACGATTGCCATTTAAATCTTCCAGTTTCTATTATTTATCTGTTTTATTCAACACCAGAGACAAAAAAAATAGCACCCGTAGGTGCTATTTTTAATTTAACTAAATCAATTAGTTTGTTGCAACGTTTGCCCAGTTAGCTGTTGCTACTACGTTAAGTCCAGATTTGTAAACATATCTGTTACCATTCCAGTCTTTAACCCAATGGTCTGTAATACGTTTAGCATAGAAAGCTACATTACTTGTGTTATAGCATAATACTGCCGCTGTGTTAGCAGCCATATTTGCAAAACCACTTGTTGGGTTTACTAGATAAACTGATGTAGTTTGTCCGCCAGCCGCGTTAGCAACTGTAAACTTTTGTGCGCCTTTTTGTGTTGATGCATAACCATTTGTGACTAATACATTACCAGCTGTTTTGTAATTGAAAGCAATAGTATAAACGCTTGTAATGGCATGGCCAGCACCAATAGTGCCACCGTAGCCAGTGTTGTAACCTTTGTCAATTGAACTGCTTTGTGTTAATTTAATTGGACGTCCCATTTGTTTTCTCCTTTATAAATGGCGTTCTAGGCCTACGCAGTGGGGCTGCATAAACTCTCTTGTCTGAGTGAACAAGTATATTTATCGCAATAGCCAAAGAAAAAGCCCCTATAAGGGGCTTTTTGAATCACTTTAGTTTATAGTTTAGTAACTACTAACCAAGCAAGAACTGCGACAGCGATAACAATCGCAGCCACTTTAGTTTTGTGTGTTTCTGTCCAACTTACAACTTTTTGTTCTTCAGCTTTAATTGTTGAAGTAAATGCTGTTAAGTCAGCATGTAGTTTGTCAATGCCAGCTTTAGTATCTGCTACTACTGCTAAAAGGGCTTTTTGTTTTGCCTGTTCAGCCGCAACTACTAATTTGCTGTTTTCCAAATCTTTAGCTACTTTAGCCAATAAACTTTCACTATGAGTCACAACTTCAGGAGTAGTTGGTGCTACCGCTGGTTCTGCTACAGTTGGAGCTGGTACTGGTTCTGTTGCACCAGCCGCTAGTTGTGCTGGAGTTGGTACTGGGTCTACTACTTGTTCATCTGCCATTTGAATTCTCCTTAAGGAATTTGATAGTATAGTAACTGTATTTATATGTAATCCATTGATACTCAATAATTATGCTTGACTTTTTAACCAAAATATGTTATACTAGCATTTCTTTTTACTAGGAGCAGATAATGACTTGGTATACTGCAAAATACAAAGGTGTTAAACCTGTTTTTAAAGGTGGTGCTACTAACTACAATACTATTAACGCTACTAAGAATTATGTAGAATATTTTTTAGACATACAAGATATGAATGAATTGCTTAGAACTACTAAAAGTTTTGATGTTAAAATGGATTTGTTATACTGTTTAGAACGTGCAGAAAGCAAGCGTGCGTGGAATTTTAGGCATCCCAACTTTTGTCAAAAAGATGCTAACGTACTGCTACAAGCTGTAAGAAATATTAAACGCAAAGATGGCTATGATATAACAAAACGTTTTGAGTATTATGCTTAGATAAAAAAATAGCACCCGAAGGTGCTATTTTTATTTCTTAAAACTACTAAACCAATATTATTGGAATGATAGGTTTGAGATACCGATTGTTTCTAAGTAGTCAGCTGCGTTACCTAGAGATGAAGCAGTATTTGTAAGTTCAGCATAACCATAACGTGTCATGAAACCTACTACTGGTTCAAATGTGCTAGGATCCAACACAACACCAGAACTCATTAGAGGAATATAAGGGCAATAAAACGCAGCTGCATCAGCTTCGCTAGAACCTTTATAACCTAACAATACTGAAGTACCAGTAGCAGCATAGCTGTTTACATAGATCTTCATAGCATTGTTTAATGTACCAACAAATTTGTTGTTTGTTGGAGCTTCAAATGTACCTTCTGTACTACGAGCAAAAGCTGAAGTAGTTGCAGATTGTAACACTGTTAAAGCTTCTGGACTTACAACTGCCCAGTTACCAGCACCACGACGTGTACGTTGTGCAATCAAGTTTGCTGAACGATTGATTAGAACAGCTAGAGCAGCGTGTTCGTCACCAACGAATGTAGCAGTACCTGATACAGTAGCTTGGTTGTAGTTGTATGTGTTTGGTGCTAAAGCTAACAAGCTGTTTAAAATCTCTTGGTCGATTTCAACAGTGATTTCTTGTGCTAGAGCAGCCATGATTTCAGCTTCAACGTCTAGACCGTGCATAGATTGTGCATCTTGCGCAGCTTCAAATGTCCAACGAGCTGATAGTTTGCGAGTTTTCGCTTCAACAACTTGTTT